CCTCACAGGGAGCTGATGTCGATCTTTTAGCAGTTGCACGATCCCTACCCAGTTCGAGTTGACATGTTCAGATTGCCGGCAACGCCGCGACCGCCCCGGCCGTGTCGGCGAGGTCGAGGTGGGTGTAGGTGTTCATCGTCAGGCGGATGTCGCTGTGTCGCATGAGCTTCTGAGCCACGCTGGGTGAGACACCGTTGCGGGCCAGCAGCGTGGCGAAGGTGTGCCGCAGGCAATGAACGTCCACGGTTCGGCCCTGAGCGTCACGCTTGGGTATCCCTGCGGCTTTCAGGTCAAGATTGAACCCTCGTAGGAAGTTCCGCCCTGCGTTGAACAGCGGCATGTCCTGGATGGCTTGGCCGCCACTGGCCAGCCGGTCAACGTGCCTTCGCAGGTCGTCGGCGAGGTCGCCTCGCAGAGGCAACGTCGCAGCCCGGCCACTCTTGGCGTGCTTGCCTTCGATGCAAACGTACGGGTTGGCCTCGTCAAGGCACAGCGCACCGACGGTAAGCGAAGCCACCTCCCCACGGCGAAGACCGGTGAGGATCATGAACTTGTAGGTCAGCGCCCGCTCCTGCCCGAGGCGTTCCAGACGCCTCCGCTCCTTCTCGCTTACCTTGGCCAGCGGCTTGCCCTTGTTCTTGCCGCGACGAATGGTGAGGGCATCCTGTAGCGGCCGCTCCTGCGCCGCCTTGAGCAGCTTGGCGATCTCGTCCTCCGTCAGCGGGCGACGTTTCCTCGCCGGCTCGGCTTCCTCAGCTTTGGGTAGCCCAGCCAGCGGATTGGCCGTCAACCGTCCCTCTGCCACGCACCAGTTACAGAATGCCACGGTTGCCGCCCGGTGCATGTTGATGGTTCGGGCCGACAATGGCTGGGAATCAGGATCGCTCGGCTCGCGAGGCGTCTGTGCCAGCTTCACCATCCATCGCTGGAGCGTCTGGCGGCCGATGTCCTTCAGCGTTCGGAAGGCACACTCACGAACGACCCGCTCCAGTTCCGTCCGCACGTGGCGGACGTGCTTCGGCGAGACGCGCCTGCCACGGATCGTCTTGACGGCCAGTTGGGCCAGATAGTCTTTGGTGTGCTTGCCGATGGGCGTTTCGAGTTGGCTGGCGGCCGCCATCTCGCCCTGACTCATGACGCCCGCCTTGACCTTCTCCACGTCGGCCAGAATGTCCGCGAGTACCTTCTCCGCGGCTCGCTTGTCGCGGCAGCCGGTCGATTGTCGCCGCATCTTGCCAGAGGCGTCACGGTACCGGACGTACCAGCAGTCTGAGACAAACTGGACGCGCCCATCGTCGAGCAATTCCGCCGTCCGCAACTGGCCCTTGCCGTTGGTCCAGCGAGCCAGCTTCTTACCTCGCTGGGTGATGATATCCGCCTCGTCGGGCATGGGGATCGGATAGCTCTTCTTGTAGATTGTTGCCATCTGCGCTCCATTCCGCAGGCATCGCCGGCCCTGCGTGACACACTGAGCGGTGGTTCCGCCCCGGCCTCAAGGGCTTTCTGGCACAGGTCTTGGAGAGTTCTGCGGGCCTGTTCTGGGCCGCACGTTGGCCACTGTCGGCACCGGACAGCCTTCGGCGATCCAGCGTTCGAGGACCTCACGGGGCCAGCGGATCAGCCCGCCAATTCGAGCGGGTCGAGGAATGCGCCCTTTGTCCACCAGGCGGTAGACGGTCCTTGGCGAGCAGGCCAGCAGTGTGGCCACGCCGTCGACGGTGAGCATGATGGACTGGGCGGGAAGATTCTGATCGTTGGGACGAGTGTGCTGCTCTTGCATGGTGACAATCCTTCCGTGGCGATGACGAAGCTCGCAGAGGGCAGCCGATCGTCGCTCTTCGCCAACGGCCTTCGACCAGCGACCAGTGCGCTGTCCGGCAAGCATTCGGACGGACCAGTCTCTATTAGTTACTTACCCCGTGGGGGCCAAAAACGTCGGACCGGCGTCCGAGGTGGACGGAGTTGTTGGCCCAGAGAGGGCGGTCGCCAGCTCCCTTCGTGACCACGCCCATAGGTGCTCCGCAGATTCTCTTGTTGAGAAAACCTGGCAAATGCGGACAATATCGGGTTCAACCTCGCGGGGTGCACGTCCCAGGGCTGAGGAGTCTTGAATGGCAGTGGGATTTGGCGACATCCTGACGCTGTACGACGTGGAGGAGTCCTCTGAGACTCCCTGGTCCACGCTCCACAAGCTGGCCCAGGAGAACAAGCCCTGCGGCCAGCGGCGCCGCTTCCACAAGGAAGCCATCGATCCATGGATGAAGGCCGGAGCGAGGAAGGTTCTGAGGTAGAAGCATGCCGAGCAGGACAAGCAAGAGCGGCAGTGAACTGTTCATTGTGGACAACAGTGATGCAGACTGGAAGGTCCAGCGTTACCTGCGCGATTGGTGCCAGATCTCGAAGCAGTTGGATGTCGCTACGGGCTATTTTGAGATCGGTTCTCTATTGTCGCTGGGGGATGCTTGGGAGAGGGTGGATCATGTTCGCATCCTGATGGGCGACGAGGTATCTCTTCGCACGAAGCGTGCCTTCGAAGAAGGGCTGGCGCACGCCACCGGAACACTGGATGAGAGCATTGAGGCCGCCAAGGAAACCAATGACTTTCTGGTCGGCGTGCCAGCCATCGTTGAAGGGATCCGTAGTGGCAAGATAGCCTGCCGCGTGTACCGTAAGGACAAGTTCCACGCTAAGGCCTACATCACGCACGGCCGGCTGGACGTGGTCGGGGCCTCCGCCTTGGTTGGGTCATCAAACTTCACGCACCCCGGGCTGACGGAAAACCTTGAACTCAACGTTCAGATCACCGGCAGTCCGGTGAGTGTCCTTCAGGAGTGGTACGAGGAGCACTGGAACAATGCGGAAGACGTGACGCCGGAGATCCTCAGGACTATCGAACGCCACACGCGGGAGTATCCCCCCTTCGAGGTCTACGCGCGAAGTCTGCAGGAGTACTTCCGCAGCCACGAGCTGACGGCCGACGAATGGGAACGGCGTGACTCAAAGATGTACCCGGTCCTGGCCACGTACCAGCGACATGGGTACCACGGCTTGCTGAAGAGAGCCAGGAAGTACGGCGGCGCCTTCCTTTGCGACGGCGTGGGTTTGGGCAAGACCTACATCGGACTAATGGCCATCGAGCGCCTTGTCCTCCACGAGAAGAAACGCGTCGCGCTCTTCGTCCCGAAGGCCGCACGGGAAGCCGTCTGGGAAAGCAAGATCAAGAAACACCTGCCGGAGATTCTCGGCGGGTTCCTGAGCTTCCGCATCTACAACCATACGGACCTGCTCCGTACAAACAGGCAGATTCGCCTCGAACTGGAGCAGATGAAGGAACAGGCGGACGTGGTGATGATCGATGAGGCCCATCACTTCCGCAACACCGGCATTCGCGGTGAGGATGAAGGTGATCGCAGAAGCCGTTACTGGGAAATGTTCGACATCTGCGATGGCAAGCAGCTCTTCCTGCTTACCGCCACGCCCGTCAACAACCGCCTGACCGACTTCCAGCACATGACCGAATTGTTCTCGCGCCGGAAGGCGGAGTACTTCGGCATTGCTCCCCTTGGCATCCACAGCCTGCCCGGCCATGTCCGCACGTTGGAGAAACAGATTGAGGCCGCTGCCAAAGGACGCGAAGAGGAACTGAGCGAAGGCACGGCAGCCCTTGAGGAAGACAACGCTGAAACAAACCTGGCGGAAGCCGAGCAGATCCTGCGCGATGACTCACTCTTCGAGGAACTCGTCGTCCAGCGCAGCCGGGCTTACGTCAAGCAGTCCCTCGCCGAAGAGGACGGCCAAGTGCTTTTCCCGCAGTCCTCACCCCCGAAGGTCGTCCCCTACTCCGTCAAGCAGACCTACGGCAAACTGCTGAAGATGGTGGAGGATGCCTTCCACCAAAAGAAGCCGCTGTTCTCGCTGGCAATGTACTACCCATGGGACTACTACACCGGCGAACGTGACTTAACCGAGCAAGACGCCGCCATGACCGTTGGCCGCCAGAAGCAAGTAGCCCGACTGATTCGCACATCCTTCCTCAAGCGATTTGAGAGTTCGGTCTTCGCTTTCAAGGCGTCGTGCGAAACATTGATGAAGAAGCTGATCGCCTTCTACCAAGTTCATGCCGAGGATCGCCACGACAAGGATCGCCTGGACAAGTGGCTCGGCCGCAACAAGGACATTACAGGCTTCGACCCGCACAAGCAGCACACCCTCTTCCCCGACCAGAAGGATCTGGAACTTGAGGAAGAGGACGTTGTGGAGCCGGAGTATTTCGAGAAGGCGTACAAGGATCGGCTCAGCCCGGATGAGTTCAACATTCCCGGTCTCCTGGCTGATGCCCTAAATGACCTGAACACTATCGCCGATTTCCTCAAGGAACTGGCCCTATTCGAGCCAAAGCAGGACAAGAAACTCCAGGCGCTCATCCAGCTGCTTCGCGGGCATACGCCGGGGTTGAAAGACGTTGCTCTCCAGCGCCACAAGCTGCTGGTCTTCACCGAGTTCAAGGACACGGCCCGTTATCTCGCTGAGCAACTCATCGAGGCCGGGTTCGCCGACGTGGTCGAGATCGACTCCCGCACACACTCCAACGGCCGGCTGGCCGTGATCCGAGCATTTGCTCCTTACTACAACGACTCATCCAGCGCGGACCTGGCCGCCAAAGGCCTGGACGAGACGCGCATCCTGATCTCGACGGATGTCCTCTCAGAAGGCCTGAACCTCCAGGACGCCACGCGTCTGGTCAACTACGACCTGCACTGGAACCCCGTGCGGCTCATGCAGCGCATTGGCCGAATCGACCGGCGGCTAGACCCCGCTGTCGAGGCCCAGATGATCGCTGACCGCCCGGAGATCGAGAAGTTCCGCGGCATGATCCAGTACTACAACTTCCTCCCGCCGGACGAATTGAACGAGCTTCTCAGTCTCTACAAGACCGTCACCCACAAGACGCTTCGCATCTCCAAGACCTTCGGCATCGAGAACGGCAAGCTGCTCCGCCCGGACGATGATTACGATATCCTCCGCGACTTCGTACGCCAGTGCGAGGGAACCGAATCGCAGAGCGAGGGCCTCAGCCTGGAGTTCCAGAAGCTGCTCAAGGACAACCCCGACATCGAGGCCAGAATCAGCCAATTCCCCAACCGCGTCTTCGCCGGTAAGGAATCGCTCAGTCCCGACACCACAGGCGTCTTCTTCTGCTACGCCCGCCCAGCCAAGGATATAGACAGCGACGACTGGACCATCGAAGCCGGAGACGTGAGGTGGTATCTCTACGACCTTGCCACGGAGAAGATCATCGAAGACCCATACGAGATCGTCCAGCACATCCGCTCCGGCCCGGACACTCCGCGCGTTTGCCGCATGGGACAAGACGATCTCATCGAGATCCGTAAGAAGATGGACAAGTACATCAAGAACAGCTACCTCAAAAAGGTCCAGGCTCCAATCGGCGTGAAGCCGGTCCTCCGCACCTGGATGGAGCTAGCCTAGGGACAAGGGGTGTGATCAATGTCTGAAGAGATTCGAGAGCAGCTGCAGGCCATCAAGACGTTCCCTTCGCTGGTCAAGTACCTCCGAGATGAACTCGACTGGCCCATCGAAGCCGATGACTTCGATGACCTGACCTTTGACTACGAGCCCGAAGAACTGGGCATCGATGCCAAGACGGCCGCGAAGATCGAGTACGTCAAACAGCTCCGCCCCCTTGAGGACGGCCAGCCCTGGGGCATCTTCTTCGTCAAGTTCGAGCCCAAGCGGCTCCCCGTCGTCGCCATGCGCCGCATCCTCCGCGGCCTAGCTGTCAAGAAGCGTGCCTCCGCCAACCGGGCCGACAGGGCTGCCTGGGCCAGGACCGACCTGCTGTTTATCTCAGCCTACGGCGAGAACGAGCAACGTCACATCAACTTCGCCCACTTCCACGAGAGTCCACAGAACGGCGACCTGCCCGTCCTGCGCGTTCTTGGCTGGGATGGCTCGGACACCGCCCTGCACATCGACCACGTCCACGAGACGCTCACGAGCAGGCTGCGCTGGCCAGATGACGTTCTGGATGCCAATGCTTGGCGGGAGACCTGGGCCGGCGCCTTTACCCTTAAACACCGCGAGGTCATCACCACCAGCAAGCAGATGGCCATTCGTCTGGCCGACCTTGCCCGGCAGATCCGCAAGAAGATCAACTCCATCCTGGCCATCGAGAAACAAAGCGGTCCCATGCATAAACTCATGGCTGCCTTCAAGGAAGCCCTCATTCACGACCTGTCAGAAGATGACTTCGCCGATACTTTTGCTCAGACCATTAGCTATGGGCTTCTGATCGCAGGCATGTCTCGTACCGTCAACGGTGAAGGCACGGCTGTGATCGCGACCGATATTGTCGAGATGGTTCCCAGAACGAACCCCTTTCTCCGCGAAATGCTTGCGACATTCCTAACCGTCGGGGGGCGTAGAGGCAGGCTGGACTTCGATGAACTGGGCATCAGTGACGTCGTCGATGTTCTTCGCAGCCCGGATACGCACATGGAGGCCGTCAAACGCGACGTTGGCGACGCAAATGTACGAGAAGATCCTGCCCTCTATTTCTACGAGCTGTTCCTGAAAGAATACGACGCTAAGAAGCGCATGCAGCGCGGCGTCTTCTACACCCCCCGGCCGGTCGTATCCTACATCGTCCGCTCCGTCCACGAGCTGCTCCAGACCGAGTTCGGCTTGGAAGACGGCCTTGCCGACACGACTACCTGGGGGGAGATGGTCGAGAGATGTCCCGACCTCAAGCTGCCGACCATCAAGGTCAAGAAGCCCGACTTGCCTGACCTGGTGAATGAGCCCATTGATCCCTCCACCCCGTTTATCCAGATACTCGACCCGGCCACCGGCACCGGCACCTTCCTTGTCGAGGTCATCGACGTCGTCCACAAGACGATGAAGCAGAAGTGGCTCGATGGTGGCCACTTGCCTCTGCAGATTCCCGAACTGTGGAACGACTACGTGCCCGAGCACCTTCTGCCACGTCTGTACGGCTACGAACTCATGATGGCCCCATATGCCATCGCCCACATGAAGATCGGCCTGAAGCTCTTCGAGACCGGCTACCGCTTCGGAACCGACGAGCGGGCCCGCATCTATCTCACCAACGCACTCGAGCCCGCGCAGGACTTCTCAGACACGTTCGAGCAGATGGCCCCCGCCCTAGCCCACGAAGCCCAGGCCGTCAACGACGTCAAGCGGCATCATCGCTTCACCGTAGTGATCGGGAATCCACCGTATTCCGCGCTATCCGCCAATCTGACCGAACAGGCGCGTCGACTCGTGACACGGTTTAAGTACATTGATGGCATCAAACTCCACGAACGCGGCGCGTTGCAGTTGGAGAAGAATCTTCAGGATGACTATGTCAAGTTCTTGGCCATTACCGAAGATCACTTGAGCGAAAGCGGGATTGGCGCTTGCGGCATCATCTGCAATCACGGTTTCATCGACAATCCCACTCTACGAGGTCTACGCTGGTCGCTGTTGGACCGTTTCAGCAACCAGTGGGTCCTGGATCTGCACGGCAATGTCAATCGCCGCGAAGTCGCGCCGGACGGCTCGCCCGATCAGAATATCTTCGACATCAAGGACGCGGGGGTAGCAATCTTCCTCGCCACACGCGGCCAGCGCACATGTTCTGCGGACGCTGGACTGCGCCAAGCGGACCTCTGGGGGGGAGACCGTGTGACGCAGAAATACCCATTTCTGTCGACGGAGTCAGCCGCGACAACGCCGTGGGAATCGGTCTCGACCGGCCCCGAGCTGTACCTGTTCTGCAACATCGGTGGCCCCGACGCGGAAGAATACGCGGCTTGGCCTAAGGCTACGGAGGTCTTTCCGCTGCACAGTATCGGCATGATTACGGCGCGGGACGCGTACGTCATTGACTTCGAGCCGGGGCTGGTCTTAGAGCGGGCGAAGGCCTTCCGCGGCTCAACTTTGGATGACGAGGCGACGTGCCAGGCGCTGGGCATTCCGTTAAAGAAAGGCTGGAACATTGCTCGGGCGCGCCAGCGGATTCAGCAAGTGACGAACCTGGCATCCTGCGTTCACCCGCTGCTGTACCGTCCGTTCGACATCCGGCCTGTGTTCTATCACGAATCGCTGATCTGGGGCATGGCCTGGCCAGTGATGCAGCACATGCTCGAAGGGCAGAACTTGGCCCTGATCACATCGCGGATGACGAAGGGGGAGGACTTCCAGCATGTGTTGGTTAGCCGGGGTCTTTCCGAGGTGATTCTGCTTTCGTCGAAGACCTCCAACAACGCCTTCGTTTTCCCGTTGTACTTACGCAATCAGGAGGACATGCTTCATGCTGGCGGCACGACGAACATCAGCACGGAGTATACCCGAAGCATCTCGCAGGTCATCGGTGGCGCTGCACCTCCTCAAGCGATCTTTCAGTACATCTATGCCGTGCTGCACAGTCTAACGTACCGTAAGCGGTACGTGCATCTGCTGAAGCGCGACTTTCCGCGCATCCCGGTTCCAGCGACTGCGCATGTCTTCGACGGCCTGGCCGAATTGGGCGGGGAACTGGTTCCTCTGCACCTTCTGGAGTCCCCGCTGCTGGACAAGCCGATTACCGCCTACACCGGCCCGGCAAATCCGGAGGTGGAGAAGGTCAGCTACAGCGACGAAACCGTCTGGCTGGACAGGGCCAAGACCCGTGGCTTTGAGGGCGTGCCGGAAGACGTCTGGAACTTCCACATCGGCGGGTACCAAGTCTGCCACAAGTGGCTCAAGGATCGCCAGGCCAAGGGCGGCAGGAACCCACGCCCCGGCCGCGTACTCAAGAAAGACGACGTCGAGCACTACCGCAAGATCGTCACGGCCCTCCACCACACCATCCGCCTCATGGGCGAGATCGACGAAGTCATCGAGCAGCACGGCGGCTGGCCCGACGCCTTCATCACTGACCCAAAGGTCTTGGAAGGCCTGAAATCAAGAGATGGGAAGCCATAGTCGCCTCTCATCTGGAGCGACAGCCCACTAAGCCGCATGGGAACACTTACCATAGACAATCAGGACGGCCTTCACTTGCGGACCAATGCTCCTGCTGAGCAGGCCCAACGTTATGCGGCTGCGTTCCGCCAGGTATGGCAGACGATTCACCCAAATGACCGGCAGAGAGCCAAGGGCCACTGGCTCGGCAATAGCCCCACCGGACATCGAGCTGAGCGACCTGTGGCAACACAACGAGCGGGCTGGGCAACGGTATATTCTGGACCTGCTATTGAGCGTAACCAATCTGAGCGTTCAGACAATGGATACCGTGGACAGCCTGCCGACGCTGGACCTCTCCGCGGGGGCGGAGAGATGATCCGAAACAGAAGCATGGAGTTGCCAGCGAAGGAGTAATCCTCATGGGCCACAACCGACTTCATGTAATCGCGCAGACGCGGCTTTGGCGCGAGGTGGTCGGCACGCTGGAAGACCACGACAGTGGGATGGCCGATGTTGCGTCGGCGACGGCGACGGCCGCGCAGACCGGCCTTCAACGGGCCAAGGGGGACGAAGGGCTTTCGTACGCATTCTGGCTTCTCTGCCAGATTCCGCTGGCCGCCAAGAAGGCCGACTTCGGCAAGGGCCTTCGCGGGCTGGGGCTGGACGTCCCCGACGCGCCTTCGACGTTCGACGTAGCCGCCGGTTTCACTGAGGCCGTCGAGTCCCACCTTCGCCGGACCCGAGGCCGGACAGACATAGGTGAAATCGCCCAACTGGCCGCTGCCGAGTGCCTGACCGCCACGGCGACGCAGGCGCTGAAGGGCCTGTTCAGTTCAGAGGCCGAGAACGTCCAGAACACCTTCGGGGGGCAGGCGACGCAGAAGAACTTCGGCTTCTTCGCCCAGGACTTCTTCGCACGGTTTGCGAGCCGCTTCCTGGCATACCACCTCAGCCGGGAGCTTTCGAACCATGTCGGCGAAGGTCGTCGGTTTGCGAACATATCCGAGCATGAGCAGTTCAAGGAAGCGATGGAGCTTCATTGCCGCCAGACCGCCCGCATTGTGCGGGAGTATGCCGGGACCTGGCATTCGAAGACAAGCTATGAATCGGGAATCACGCCCCGGAAGGCCAAGCGATTCGTCGCCCATGCGATGACCAAGCTGAGCGATGAGCTTTCGCGAAGGGAGGGGCGATGAAGCACGAACGCCTAATCCTTTGCGGCGGCGCATCGGCCCCCCGAGGCGTGCGGGCTGAACGGCTTCACCTGGACCTTTGGGGCCGCGACCCGAACGTATTCCTGAAGATTCGCAATATCACCGACGCCGTGGCCAAGAACCCCCCGCCAGTCCTGCTGGACTTGCTGGACGTGGCCGCCTACCTGTACGCCGGCGATCAATGCGTTCCGCGCGGGGGGACGGCCAGCTTCGACTACGGCGACCGATGGGACCGCCGATTGCGCTACGTGATTCCGCTTCGAAGGCCCAAGGTATGGCAACGCGCCAGAGTCAAAGAAGCCCTGGCCGACGTTCTCGGCTGGATGACCGATGACCAGTTTGAGTTCCGTTTTCCGCAACTGAAGAATCCCCCGAAGCTGCCGAGTTACCTTGAGTTCGACAAGGACACGGCGAACCCCACGGGCATTGAGGAAGTCTGCATGTTCTCGGGCGGGTTGGATTCGCTGGCGGGCGCGGTCAAAGAAGCCGTGGTGGACGGCCGGAAAGTTGCGCTGGTTGGCCACTGCCCCGCCCCGCAACTGCACAAGCGGCAGGACCAGCTTCTTGAGGCCCTGGCCGCAAAGTGCAAGCCGGCCAAGCGGCCGTTCTTTGTCCAAGTATGGGCAAACAAGGCTTCCAGCTTGACCAAAGACACGTCGCAGCGCATCAGGTCCTTCCTGTTCGCTTCGCTGGGCGCGGTGATTGCCGGCATGATGAAGCTGAATCGCGTTCGGTTCTACGAGAACGGCCCGGTTTCGCTGAACCTTCCCCTTTGCGAACAGCTTGTTGGGGCGCGGGTCACGCGGACGACGCACCCGAAGACGCTAGCCGGGATGAGTAAGCTGCTCAGCCTGTTGCTAGGAACCGACTTCGCGGTGGACAACCCGTTCCTGTGGAAGACGCGAACCGACACTGTGCTTGACCTGAAAGCCGCGAAGGCCGAAGACCTGCTCCCCTACACCGTCAGTTGCAGCCATACGCGGGGAATGACAACGGGCTACCCGCATTGCGGTTGCTGTTCGCAGTGCATAGACAGGCGCTTCGCCGTCTTGGCCGCCGATTGTGGACAACACGACCCCGCCGATTCCTACCAACTGGACGTGCTCACCGACGGGCGAGACAAGACCGAAGACCGCACCATGCTGGAACGCTACTTGGGCTTCGCGGCCAAGGTCGAAGCCGTTAAGGACGAGAACACCTTCTTCACTGAGTTCCCCGAAGCCTATCGCACAATCAACGCCATGGACGGGGACCGGCGGGAATCGGCCAAACAGGTCATCGCACTGTGCAAACGACACGGGGAGCAGGTCAACGGCGTTGTCGACCGCGCCTTGGCCGATGCGGCTGCAAGTGGAGCATTGCGGCGCGGGGAACTGCCAGGCAATTGTGCGCTCCTGCTGGTGGGAAGCAGGCACTCGACCCCCGCGCCTACGACCGAAGCCACTGGGCAGGATAGTGCATCGCCTGCCGAACAGGATACCGACCGCCCACGCTGCGCGCCAATGACACGAACCGAGATAGCCCGCCGGCTGCTAAACCGAACAGACGCCCGCGTTCGTCAAGCTGAAGGCATGATGAAGCGCCTTGGCTTGCGGCAGGAAGACGGCAAGTTCTACACGATCCTGGTTGACCAACTGGATCCTGCGACGAGGACACGCCTTCTGAAGCCAGCTTCTTGACGCAGTTCCTTACGGCCATTTCCGACCATTTCCGACCATCCCCGCCAGTTACGACCATCCCCGCCACCACCCCATTCCGGACCTTGTCTGCGCACCATACTGTGGACCGTAGGACGCGGCAGGCAACGGACGCCTACGCGATTTCAACGGCGACGGACATGGAGCAGTGCTTATGCAGCAAGTCAGGAGAAACGCCACCGACGGGCGTAACGTCGGCGGGGAATCGGCCCCCGCGCAACTGGCCGAAATGCCCAACGTGCAAGGGAAGGCCGACCTCATCCCTGCAGAGGCGCGGCTGGTAGAGATGATGCAGCGGATCAACTACGGCCGCATCCTGGGGCTATCGGTGCGCCACGGCGAGCCAGTGATGGACCCGCCGCCGCGCATCTTCCATGAGTACAAGTTTCCCGGTGATAACGGGGCGCGCCCCGAAGCCACCAAGGTCGACTTTGCCCTCAAGGCCCAGGTCCGCGACCTCTTCGCCCAACTGGAGGCGATGGGTAATGGAGTCGTTCGGTCCATCGAGATTCAGCGCGGTCTTCCGTTTCGGATGACCGTCGAGGAGGAGGCCGCCTAAGCACCGGGGTCCGGCTCCCCACATGACATGTGATCCAAACGAATTGAGTACCTGACAACTAACCGGCCACGAAGTGGAGGCGTTGTGGGTGCCGCAGAAGCGGCAGTCCTGCAACGCCTCCCGTTCTATAGGTCGCAGCTTCGGTTGGCACCCACGCGACGCCTTCCCGGCCAAAGGAAGGCACAAATGGACGCCAACAAGAAGCAGCACGGAATCAATGACTATGCAGAGAATCTCATCCACCACAAGGCACGTCAGCTCGTCGGCACTGCCGGCTTCACCAGGGACGACGTCGAGGATCTGGAGCAGGAGATGAGGCTTGACCTGCTGCAACGCCTGCCGAACTTCGACCCGAGCAAGGCGACCTACAACACGTTCGTATCACGTCTCATCGAACGGAAAATCAGCAATCTCATCCGCCATCGAACCCAGGAGCTGCGCGACCACCGGTGTGAGGACGGGTCGATACATGATCCGATCCCATCCAGCCATGGCGGCGATACTGAGGTCGAGCGCATCGAGACCGTCACTCAGGACGAGCAGGATTTCCGGTTGGGCAAACACACCCGCAGCGCTGAGGAGCGTCGCGACCTGAAGCTGGACATCTCGCTGGCCTTGGAAAAGCTTCCGGCAGACCTACGGGAACTGGCGGAAATCCTGCAGGCCATGTCGATCACCGAAGCGGCCTGCGAATTGGGCATCCCGCGCAGCACGCTCTATGAGCGGATCGCCAAGCTGCGCCGGGCATTAGAGGCCATGGGTCTAAACGGCCAGTTTCGATGAATCTCCGACGTATTTCCCCTGCGCGGGGTAAGTAACTAATAGGCGACCAGGATCGAACTCAAGGAGACAAGAGTGATCGATGTGTTGTGAGCATACCACGCCCGGGCGGCTTGCGGCGGGTCCACCACACGCGACGGCCGCTCGCCCGGGCGTTTCCCATGCGACGGAACAGTCAGATAAACGTGAACACCAAGCATAAGGAAGACGCGATGACATTACTGAAACAGATCCGAAGTGGCCCGCGCCACTCACCACCCCGGTTGCTGCTCTACGGCACCGAGGGCATCGGCAAGTCCACCACAGCATCGCAGGCTCCCAAGGCAATATTCGTCCCTACCGAGGACGGCCTCGACCAGATCGACTGCGATAGCTTCCCCCTCGCCAGGCGGTTCGACGAGGTCATGTCGGCCGTCTCGGCGCTGTACTCGGAACAGCACGATTACCAAAGCGTGGTGATCGACAGCCTGGATTGGCTGGAGCGGCTGATTTGGGACGAAGTCTGCCGTGAGTACGGCGTAAAGAGCATCGAGAAGGCCGACGGCGGATACGCCAAGGGTTACACCCATGCCCTGACCCAGTGGAGAGAGGTGCTGGATGGCCTGGATGCGCTCCGCAACGAGCGCGGTATGGCCGTCATCCTGCTGGCCCACGCCAAGGTCGAGAAGTTCGAGGATCCCGAGTCGGCCGCTTACGACCGCTATTCTCCCCGCCTGCACAAGCATGCGGCCGCCCTGGTGACGGAGTGGTGCGACGGTGTGCTGTTCGCCACGCGGAAGTTCCGCACCGAAAGCGAGGACGCAGGCTTCAATCGCACACGCTCCATAGCCGTCCCGCTCGGGGCCGACGGTGGTGAGCGCATCCTCCGCACCATCGGTGGACCGTCGTGCATCGCCAAGAACCGCTACTCCCTGCCGTCCGAGCTGCCCCTGTCGTGGCAGGCCCTCATGGCGGCAATGACCGAAGCCAACACCGAGACCCAGGAGAACACCAATGGCTGACCTGAACGGATTCAACGCCAACGAAGTCGAACCCAACACCAGCTTCGACCCGCTGCCGGCGGGCAAGTACCTGGCTGCCATCACCGCCTCGGAGATGAAGGCCACCAAGGCCGGAGATGGCAGCTACCTCGAAATCGAATTCACCGTCCTGGAAGGGCAATACAAGGAGCGCAAGCTCTGGGATCGTCTCTGCCTGAACCATTCCAACCCGCAGACGGTCAAGATCGCGCGCGGCAACCTGTCGGCGCTCTGCCGGGCGGTCGGTGTGATGCAGCCGACCGACAGCGTCGAGCTGCACAACCTGCCGCTGGTGATAACCGTCAAGGTCAAGAGGCGCGAGGACACCGGCGAGCTGACCAACGAGGTCAGGGGCTACGCGGCCAAGGACACCGCAGCACAGCCCCAAGCGCCCGTGACAGACAGCACACCCCCGTGGAAGCGCTGAGGGCACAGCCGTGGTGCTGACACTGCCATACCCGCCAAGCGTGAATCACTACTGGCGTCGAGTGGGGCCGCGCACGCTGATCAGCCGGGAGGGCCGGACGTTCCGCAGGGATGTCTGTGCCCTCCTGGGCGGGGGCGGCCCGCGCAGGCCGCCTTCGGGCGGACGGATCGCGCTGGCAATGGGTGCCTTCCCGCCGGATCGCAGGCGACGTGACCTGGACAATATCGCCAAGGCAGTGCTCGACGCGCTGGAACATGCGGGCGTCTACGCCGACGACAGCCAGATCGATCTACTGCTCACGCGCAGGCGCGAGCCTGTCAAGGGAGGCAGGCTCGACATTCATATCGATGAGTTCCCGCTGCGCCGCTGCCCGCTTTGCGGAGCGGAGATGAACTGAATGCAGAAGCTTTTTCCCACGATCCTGATCGTTCTGGATATCTGCGCCGCGCTGGCCTACGTGCCCACGGGCGACTGGCGAAGGGTGGTCTACTGGCTGGCAGCCGCGACGCTCACGACGGTGGTGACCTGGTGATCCAGCTGCGCCCATACCAGGTCGAGGCCGTCAGTTCAGTCTATGAGCACCTGCAGCATAGAGATGACCATCCGTGTGTCGTGATCCCGACGGCTGGGGGTAAGACTCCGGTGATGGCCAGCATATGCCGAGACGCAGTGCAGCGCTGGGACGGGCGCGTGTTGATCCTGGCCCACGTGAAGGAACTGCTGGAGCAGGCCGTCGAGAAGCTCCACATCATGGCTCCTGATCTGTGGAATCGTATCGGGGTCTACTCGGCCGGCCTTCGCAGTCGCGACACCGACCACCCGATCATCGTCGCGGGCATCCAGAGCGTCTACCGCAGAGCTGCCCAGCTGGATCGCTTCGATCTCATCTGTATCGACGAGGCCCACATGCTTCCGCCGGACGGCGAGGGGATGTATCGCACGTTCATGGCCGAGGCGCAAGTGGTCAACCCGAACGTCCGCCTCATCGGCCTGACTGCCACTCCGTACCGCATGACGACCGGCATGATCTGCTCACCGGACAATCTCCTTAACCACGTCTGCTACGAAGTGGGCGTCCGCGAGTTGATCGTGCAGGGATACCTGTGCCCGCTGAAGACCAAGGCAGGCAGGCGGAAGGTGGACACGTCTGGGCTGCACATACGGGGCGGTGAGTTCATCGCCGGCGAGGTAGAGGCGCTGATGGACGACGACTCGCTGGTTCAGTCGGCCTGTCAGGAGATCGTCGATCACGCGCGTGACAGGCATTCGGTGCTTATCTTCGCGTCCGGCGTCCAGCATGCCCTGCACGTCCAGCGCGTACTGGCCGAGATAGGCCAGGAGTGCGGCTTCGTGTGCGGTGAGACGCTTCCCTACAGACGTGCGCAGACGCTGGAGCAGTTCAAGGCAGGCAAGCTGAAGTACTTGGTCAACGTTAACGTGCTGACTACCGGGTTCGACGCGCCCAATATCGACTGCGTGGCCCTGCTGAGGCCGACGAACTCGCCGGGCCTGTACTACCAGATGGTAGGTCGAGGCTTCAGGCTCGACCCGTCGAAGGCAGACTGCCTGATCCTGGACTTCGGCGGCAACATCATGCGACACGGACCGGTCGATGCCCTCCAGATCAAGGATCCCGCCAGCAGCGACGGCCAAGCTCCTGCTAAGGAGTGCCCGCAGTGTCAGGCCGTCATCCACGCCGCCTACGCCAATTGTCCGTACTGCGGCTACGAATTCCCGCCGCGCCAGCACCGCGAGCACGACCGGCAGGCCACGACTGCCGGCATCCTATCCGGCGAGGTGACCGAGACGGACTGCGAGGTCAGCGAAGTCTACTACAGCGTGCACGTCAAGCGCGATGCTCCGGAGGACCACCCGCACAGCATGCGCGTCGATTATCGTTGCGGCTTCAACGAGTACCACAGCGAGTGGGTCTGCTTCGAACACACCGGCTACGCCAGGGCGAAGGCCGAGGCGTGGTGGCGCGCCCGATCCAACGAGCCGGTCCCCAGTACCGTCGAGGAGGCGGTGGATATCTGTGAGGAAGGCGGGATAGCGCCGACGCTGGCCATCACGGTGCGTTCAGTGTCGGGCGAGAAGTTCGACCGGATTACAAACTACCAGCTCGGGCCCATCCCGCCGCGCTTGGACGGCAGCGACGAGCGTGACGAGGGCGGTCTACCCATACACGACTGGCCGCCCGATGACTGCGAGGTGCCGTTCTAGAGATGTTCTATCTGACCGAAGTCAAGATACCGTTGTTGGAAGCGTTCCAGGTGGCGGGCCAACGCGCTGCCTTGACAGGAACGGCCGCGTTCTATGACCTGTTCCAGCGTGAGCAGTCTGATCCGGTCCTTGAAGGCCGGCACAAGTCGATCTGTCAGTTGGCTCACCAGCTCAGGGGACTCGGTGTCCTGCTCGGGCGCCAGGACGTAGTTGATGGCGCTGGTCAGCGCGTGCTTCTTTGCATATGCAAGCGTGAGGAGCAGGTTGCGTGCGATCTGGTCGAAGCCATTCTGCCGGTACCAGCCAAGCCCTTCGTCGGTGAACATCTCCAGTTTCAGAGCGAGGGCGAACTTCTTGTCCTGTTTCGTTGCCGCGTTGCCGCCAAGCTTATCTGTGTACTTGGTCTCTATGCTGACCAGGCCGGGCCGGCCCTGCGGATCGGCGAAGAAGATTGCCGCGTCGAAGGCCGTCTTGTCGTCTATGTAGTCTTCAATGGGCGTGGGGATCATCTCCACGATGACATCCTGGACCTTTGCGATGGGCGACAAGGGGAACATTGCCGCGAGCACAGATGTGGCATCAGGATGGCTATCGCGGACGGCCGCCCGAAAGTCAGCGAACAGATTGAAACACATGGGCATGCTGGAGAGCATGTTGTTGAAGAGGCGGAATTCATCGATGGTCAGGGCTGGGTTGTCCTCCTTGTCAGAGACGCGCTTTTTGGCGTATGCGAAGGCTTGGGGACTGATGAAGTTAGCACCAGTCAGATGTCCGTCGACCAATGCGCTACCTACAGGCCGAGCGCCCTTGCGCCAGGGGCCGCATGCCGATATCCCCAAGACCTCGACGCGATACCAGCTCTGCAGAAGACGGCATTGGCGTGTGAATGTGTTCTTGTCGTTGGGAAGCGGACCGTATCTATCATCGATGACCATGGTCCAGCCATTAGAGTTACGTGCGGCACACGGTGCAAGTACGTCCCCGTCAGGGAGCTACCCAACTGTGCCAGACGTGCCGTCTTGATGCCTATCTGTACTGTATCTTCTGAGCCTCGAGGAGTCGCCGCCGAGTCTCGGGAGTTATCTCAACAACAACTACTTCGATTCCGAATTCCCGCGCGAAGCTTCCTTGCCAAGAGTTCTTCAGGAATCCGACGGCCTCCTCGTCGCAGACGGCCAGTATCTTCCGACACGGCTTTCGCAAGACCTTCTCGACCAGGAGCAGCTTGCACATGTCCATCATCAGCTTTCTGCGCTGACCGGACTTCGCTGGGCCCTGGTGCGCGAAGGCCTCCACGCAAACGGGTGTTGGGCCGTCCTGGAATCCATCCAGCTGAACACGGGAATCGATGTCCAGATCGTCGTCGAGACGGGCACCGATCTGCTGCTCCAGCTGCTCAAGTATCCCTAGCTCAGCAGAGCGCTGGGCGGAACTGTCGCTGGGATGTGATTGCGATGGAGTCTTGCCCATGACGGGCGCCAGAATACCGGGCGAATGCAGTGTGGGCAAGCAGGCCCACGTTTACTTAAGCGCCGGCCTGTGCGTCCTGCCCGCCCGTCGCGACCAGAAGCGCCCGACAGTGGCGTGGAAGGCGTTCCAGAAGCGTCTGCCCACCTCCAGCGAGATCGACGCATGGTTCGCCAACGGCCACAGTGCGCTATGCCTGCTCACCGGCGAGGTGTCGGGTCGGCTGGAGTTGATCGATTTCGACAACGGCGGCGAACTCTTCCAACAGTGGTGTGATAAGGTCCGCGCGGTGGCGCCCGGTCTGCTGGAGCGGCTTGTTCTGTCCAGGACTCAGTCCGACGGACGCCACGCCGTCTACCGCCATGAGGCGGAGATCTGCGGCAACCTGAAGCTGGCCCAACGCCGCAGTGGTGACAAGATTACCACGCTCATCGAGACTCGTGGCGAGGGCGGGCTGTTCCTGTGCGCCCCGACGGATGGGTACGAGCTGATCCAGGGCGACCTGTGTGACCTGCCCGTCCTGACCGAACCCGAGCGCGACGTTCTCCTGCAGGCGGCCTGGGATCTGAACGAATACATGCCGCCGGTGGTCGATGGTCCGAAGGGATCGGCGAATCTTGGCCACAGGGGGCCACTGTCGGCCCACAGTTCGAATAACTCGCCCTTATCGGCCCACCCGGCCAACAATCCACCGATCTCCGCCCACGACGCCGACAGTGCGCCCATGTCGGCGGATAATTCGCACAGGCCCGGCGATGATTTCAATGATCGCGGAGATGTGGGGTCCATGCTCGAACAATACGGATGGGTTCGCACCAAGGGCGGAGAGAACGAATACTGGCGACGACCGGGCAAGGAATCGGGCACATCGGCCACCCTCAAGGACCGGGTCTTCTACGTCTTCTCGTCCAATGCCTCGCCGTTCGAGCCCAACCAGGCCTATTCTCCGTTTGCGGTCTGCGCATTGCTTGATCATGGCGGAGATTACGAACAGGCAGCCAGTTCTCTGCGACAGCTGGGATACGGAGGCGATGGTCCGCCAGATGTTCCCACAGGTGTGGACATCTCGGCCATCGTTCAGGCATGTGGCCCACGGCCGCCCGATGATTCGGAAGGTCCGCCACCTGCGTCGAACATCGCCGACCCCGGGCCGATGTCCGCCGACATGCTGCGGGTGCCCGGCTTTGTCGGCGAGGTAATAGACCACTGCCTGGACACCGCGCCATATCCCAGCCCTGTAATGGCCTTCTGCGGCGCGCTATCGCTGCTGGCTTTCCTGGCCGGGCGCAAGGTGCGTGACAACGGCGATAACCGCACGAACATCTACCTGCTGGGCCTGGCGCACTCCGCTGCCGGCAAGGACTGGCCACGCAAGGTCAACACCCGCATCGTCCATGAGGTGGGTCTGGCCAACTGCCTCGGCGAACGGTTCGCATCAGGCGAAGGCATCCAGGACGCGCTATTTCAGACCCCGAGCATGCTCTTCCAGACCGACGAGATCGACAGCATGCTCCAGTCGATCAACAAGGCCAAGGACGCCCGGCATGAAGCGATCATGAGTACGCTGCTGACGATGTACTCGTCGGCCAACAGCGTCTTCCCCATGCGGCGCAAGGCGGGCAAGGAATCGCCTGGCGTCATCGATCAGCCCAGCCTGGTCATCTTCGGCACGGCCATTCCGAACCACTACTACAAGGCCCTGAGCGAGCGGATGCTCACCAACGGCTTCTTCGCCCGCATGATCATCCTCGAGGCCGGGCCGCGCGGCATGGGCCAAGAGCCGAGTATCCGCGACCTACCACCACGCGTGTTGGCGACGGCCAAATGGTGGGCCGACTACCAGACTGGCACGGGCAACCTCCAAGACTGGCATCCGGTGCCAGCGATGATTGAGCATACGGCCGAAGCCAAGCGGCTGCTCGTCGAGACCCGCGAGCAAGCGGAGGCCGAGTATGCCAAGGCCGAGGCGGGTAGCGATCCGGTGGGTACAACCGTCTGGGGACGGGTCAGTGAGCAGACTCGTAAGTTGGCCCTGCTCTATGCCATCAGTGAGAACCACGTCTCGCCGCGCATCGGCCTGGCGGCCGTGCAATGGGCATCGGCGTTCGTGATGCACCAGACACGCCGAATGCTGTTCATGGCGGCCTCTCACGTGGCGGACAGTCCCTTTCACGCCGAATGCCTGAAGGTGATCGAGAAGCTGCGTGAAGCGCCGGGGTGTGAGTTGTCGCACAGCGTGATGCTGAAGCGGATGAAGATGAAGGCGAAGGAATTCCACGATCTGATCGAAACGCTGGTGCAGCGAGGCGAGGTGCAGGTGGTTACCACGCCGAAGCCCGGCTGGCATATGCGGTCGTACCGGCTGATCGGGGGGTGAATCTCAAGGTGAAACTTGGCGGTGAGGTGAAACATGACAATGAACGCAGGCAAGAAAACGAGGGTTTGGGGTGGTGAAGATTCCCAAGATTCACCCAAGATTCACCCCCCAAAGGTGAAACTTCAGATCGAAGGAAATGCCCTATATATAAAGAGAAACAACAACTCTCTCTTTATGTTTCACCCTTTCACCCCCATCCCCCCACACGCGATGCCCGCACGCGTATATGTGCGTGTGTGCGTGAGGGGGGGTGAAACTTCGAATCTTCAGATTAGGTACTTCCCGGCCAGAGGGCCAGGAGATGCCAGCGGGAACAGTCGCGCCCATAGGCAGAGTTAGTTTGTGATGTCCGGTTTTTCTACATGACCCCAACTTACATGGAGGTGCACCCATGACGACAAAGACGTTCGACGTAGAGCTTCGCAAGATCGACGACATCCGCCCGTATGAGCGGAACCCACGCGTCAATGACCAAGCCGTGGACGCCGTGGCGGCCAGCCTGAAGGAGTTCGGCTTCCGCCAGCCGATCGTGGTGGACACCAATGGCGTGATCCTCGCCGGCCACACAAGATGGAAGGCCGCGAGGAAGCTCGGGCTTGCCAAGGTGCCGGTCCACGTCGCCACGGATCTGACACCTGAGCAGATCAAGGCGTACAGGATCGCAGATAACCAGACCGCGACGCTGGCCGAGTGGGACTTCGACCTGCTGCCAATCGAGCTGAAGGACCTGCAGGGCGTGGACTACGATCTGAATCTGCTCGGCTTCGACGGGGACGAACTGGCCCATCTGCTCGACGGCGATCTGGCCGAGGGCCTGACCGACCCAGACCAGATTCCTGAGCCGCCCGACGAGGCCATCACCAAGCCGGGCGACCTGTGGATTCTGGGCGAGCACCGGCTGTTGTGTGGCGACAGCGGCAACGAGGTCGACCTCGACCGCCTGCTGGACGGGGCGACCATCGATCTTCTGGCGTGCGATCCGCCGTATAACGTGAAGGTCGAACCGCGTAGCAGCACGGCCATCGCCGCCGGACTCAGTTCCCACCCCGACCTTTCGAAGCCTTCTGGAAAAATGCACCACCAGAGCTTTGACGTTGCACGCGGTGTGACCGACCCGAAAAAGGCCCGCAAGAAGATGCGTGCTAAGGACCGACCGCTGGAGAACGACTTCCTCAGCGACGAGGCGTTCGACGAGATGCTCATGGCGTGGTTTGGCAATGCCTCGCGCGTGCTCAAGCCTGGTGGGTCGTTCTACATCTGGGGCGGGTATGCCAACCTCGGCAACTACCCCGCGCCGCTGAAGGCCGCCGGGCTGTACTTTTCACAGGGAATCGTCTGGGACAAGCAGCACCCGGTTCTAACGCGCAAGGACTTCATGGGCGCTTTCGAGATCTGTTTCTACGGATGGAAGGAGGGCGCGGGCCATAAGTTCTTCGGCCCCAACAACGCTACGGACTTGTGGCACGTCAAGAAGGTCAACCCACAGTCGATGGTGCACTTGACGGAGAAGCCCGTCGAGTTGGCCGTGCGCTCGGTTCAGTATTCCAGCCGTCCCGGAGAGAACGTCCTAGATCTGTTCGGCGGATCGGGCTCGACGCTCATCGGGTGCGAGCAGACGAACCGCAAGGCATTCCTGATGGAACTCGACGCGTTGTACTGCGATGTGATCGTGCAGCGATGGGAGGAGTTCACGGGCAGGAAGGCAGAGCGAGTGAAGCAAGAGCAGGCAGTTACCTGACCGTATGTAAGAGTTCAGAGTGTTGATTCAACCGCGCGGACTACGAGGCCATCTTCGAATGCGTTCCAAGCCCGAAAGTTCCGCAGAACGAATGCACGCAGAAAGAGCGTCGCCGCCTCATAGAGCAGACGGTTCAGCCACAAGGAAAGAAGAAATGCAATGAGGAATAGGTTTACCCATAGCTCATCTATGACTCTGGAGACGGCTACGGCAATTGCACCAACAAGCAGTAGTGTAATCAGACCGATCTTGGCGCTACCACGTGCGGACATTGAGGAATACACGAACCAAGCAATGACTACGCCGGGAACGGCGAGGAAGGCCCACCAGTGGAAGGCGAGAACTGCGAAGAGGCAACTGGCAACTAGAACCAAAGGTGTGCCGAGGAAAGTAATCCACACGACCGCTTTCTCAATGTACACAGGTTCTCCTGTGAGCCCTTCAACGCGCCGAAGAGAGACATCGGTGTACATCTTCCTCGCATATGTGCGATCAACACCAACTAGAACGCTGCCCTGTTTCTCAGCCTCAACAAGCTCTCTGTGCTCCCGTTCGGTCATGATTCCTTTCTCAAGTCTCGGCGTTTGTAGTTCGTGCATCCGGACCATGAGGTCTGCTGGGCAGTGTAAACCCCGATTCCCTGCACTGCAAGAGAGGGACTCAATGCCTTGCCAGCGGCAAGCCACGAAGCCCCAAGAGCACCCCGGCCAAGGTGACCGGGGTGGAGGAGGAGGTGTGAGACTGGCGCTACTTGGCCAGCTCGAACTTGCCCCGCTCGACCTTGCGGAACCGTGCGGCGTCGCCCTTGGTGGCGATCTCACGGATGATGGCAGCATAGATGGTTGCTGCCGGTGTCTTGCCCTTGGTCTGCCAGAGGCCCTTGGCCAGCATCTGTTCGACCATGTCCTTGGCTCCAAGAGGCCCCTTGGCATCGGCCAGCACCTGCGCGGCTGCGTCAAGGCCGCTGGAGCGTTTCTTCTTGTCCTTCTCAACTGCCACCATCGCGGCGCTGACGGCGTCGGCCTTGTTGGCCTCGGTGATGCGGCCGCGTTTCTTCTTCGACGTCGGTACGGTGACGCCCTTGGCCAGATCGCCTTTCTGGACGGCCTCGACCGTCTTGGCGATGTCGGGCTTGATCTTGCCAGGCGCCCTCGTCTCGTGACGGAGGCGCTGGGCGGACCTGATGCGAATCTTCTTGTTCGTTCGCATGTTGGTGGCATCCCAGCCGCCGCGCGGGTTGGCCGCGTCGATGCGGACGGTAGCCATGTTGCCGCTGACCTTCGCTGCGTAGTGCTTGCCAATCTTGATCTCGCTCTTCTTCATGATGCTTTCCTTTCTGCTGGGCCCGGTTGGCCCGGTGTCCTAAAATCCGACCTCTTCGCAGAGGCGGTTCTGCTGGTCGCCGCCGCCGACCACGTCGGTCAGCAGATCGGCGAACCACTGAATTTGCCGGTTTACGTCGTCGCTCTTGGTGCTGCCTGCTCGAAGCAGCGATGCGATGGCAGCCACCGCATGTGGCGAAAGCTTGTCACGGACAGCGCCGGCCAGGATGTCCTTGGGCTCTGGGTCTTCAGGCACGGTCACGCGCGTCTTGCGGCCTCGGATCGTTGCCTCGTATGTCTTGGATCTCTTCTGCTTCACGGTTGCTCTCCTTGCTCAGCGGCTCTGGACGATGGTCAGCTGGAACTCGCTGCCGTCGTCTGTGGTGATGACCAGACCGGCGCTATCGGTCAGTACGCCGGCCTCGTCGAAGGTGCTGACGCGCTCGATCTGGGCCAGGTCTTCCGGCATGTCGAAGTGGTCGAGATCGTCGATATCCATGTTGGATACCTCCTCGAGCAGCGTCTTCAGGCTGCCCTGGAACTTTGTTGGGCTCGTTGTCTCGCCATAGCTCTGCAGCATTCGTCGCCAGAGTGTTTCGCTCATAGGCTCGTGGGCCTCCAGCAGGCCGTCGCCTTCGACCTGCCAGAGCGTGGGGTCTACCGGGTTGGTCGAGACGGTCACCAGCCCGTCTGCGATGCGGTTGGCTTGGTCGATGGTCAGCTTTCTGTCTGTCACGATGGTCTCCTTTCACCCAGCGAAGTGCTGGATTGCCCTGTAGTAGTCGTCGATCTCGCTGTTGGTGCCCTCGTAGCCGTCGAGGGCGTGCTGAAGGATCTCGGCCATCGACCATTGGTCGTCGCTGTCGCCGGCCTGGACCTGGTGGGTGCGTTCGCTGCCGGGCATGAGCAATTCGACCGTGATGTACTCGTCGCCCGGCTTGCGGCCGATGCGTGCGAAGGCTCGCGGAAGGCCGGGCGTGCCGTCGCCAAGCGTGGTCTTGCTCTCGCCTGCCAGTTCGATGCTCGTGATTCTCATGGTCGTGCTCCTTGTCTCTTGGGTTGGTGGCTACTCAGCGTTGAGTGCCAGGATGGTGCTGGGCGTGTAGCCGCAACGTCGCGCCTCGGCGTTGATGGCCTTGCGGATTCGGCTGCCCGACCGGTTGGCGTAGTAGATCCTCGCCAGTCGCTTCCAGCCGAGCGTCTCGATCCGCCTGCGTCCATTCCTCATGGTCGCGGTGAGCCATTCGTAGCTTTCTGTGGTGCTGTTCGTCGTCTTCTTCGTGTTCGCCGTCATCGTTATTCCTTTCTTGTTCATGGTTTATGTTCGTTCTTAACAGACACACATTACCTCGATATGGCGACATCACGAAGGGGAATAACATCTTTCTGGCAAAGGAGTTACGCCCGTAACCATCGACAGTGTCGCAGCCTAGGACATGGGCGGAAGATTCTCGGCGGAATCCGCCAAGTTCCTGCATGGAGGACGGCCGCTTGAGCGAAACGACGCCCAGCCTGACGGCGCTGACGGTGGCCCAGGTGAGCCAGGTGCTATCCGCTGCCGGCGGCCGGCGGATCACCGAGGATATGCTCCGCGCCGACATTGACGCCGGATCGCCCGTCAACGCCGACGGCACGCTGAACCTGGTCCACTACGCCGCCTGGCTCGTGCGGGAGGTGAGCCGCGGCGGAGGCAGAGGAGAAGCCGGTGGCGATTGACCCCCGCAAACTTCGCCCGTCGATGCTGACGCGGATGCTGAACTCCACGCCGTTGGGCGAGGTGGTCAGCGAACGGCAGCTGCGCCGCCATCGCAACCGGGCCGGCTACCGCATCGGCGACGAGAAGCACGTGGACCTATTCCGCTACGCCGCCTGGCTGGCGTGGCTGCGCCACAATCCCGATCCTGAAAAGCAGCCCGCCGACTACGAGGCGATGAAGGAGGCCGCCCGCGCCCGCAACGCCGAACTGTCGGCCATCGGCCGTGACATCGGGCCGATCCCCGAGGTGGTCGACCCGGAGCGGAAGGCGCGGGCAGAGACGGACTTCCGCTTCTTCTGCGAGGCGTACTTCCCGCAGACGTTCTGCCTGCCGTGGTCGGACGACCACCTGAAGGTGATCGGTAGGATCGAGCAGGCGGTCCTGCATGGCGGGCTGTTCGCCATGGCGATGCCACGCGGCAGCGGCAAGACATCGCTGGCCGAGACGGCCTGCATCTGGGCGATGCTTACCGGTGCGCAGGAGTTCGTCTGTCTGATCGGCTCGGACGCCGGTCACGCCCGCAGCATGCTCGAGAGTATCAAGGTCGAGATGGAGACCAACGATCGGCTTCTGGAGGACTACCCCGAGGCGGTATTCCCCATCCACGCATTGGAGCGGATTCATAACCGGGCCAAGGGCCAGCTCTGTAACGGGCAACATACCCGGATCGTCTGGACGGCCGACGAGATCGTCCTGCCGACCATCCCGGGCTCGACGGCGTCGGGTGCGATCATCCGCGTGGCCGGCATCGAGAGCCGCATTCGCGGCATGAAGTCCAAACGTGCCGATGGCAGGGCGGTTCGGCCCTCGCTGGTGGTGCTGGACGATCCGCAAACTGATGAATCTGCTCGAAGCGATCCGCAGACGCGCGCCAGGATGGAGACGCTCAACGGCGCGATCCTCAACCTGGCCGGGCCAGGCCAGAAGATCTCCGGCATCATGCCGTGCACGGTGATTCGCCCGGGCGACATGGCCGACCATATCCTCGACCGCGATAAGCATCCCACCTGGCAAGGCGAACGCACCAAGCTGGTCTACTCCTTCCCGACCAACGAGAAGCTCTGGGAGCGATACGCCCAGATTCGGGCCGACAGCTTCCGCAACGATGGCGACGGCCGCGAGGCCACCGAGTTCTATCGCGCCCGTCGCGAGGCAATGGACGCCGGGTCTGCCGTTGCTTGGCCCGAAAGGCACAACACCGATGAGCTATCCGCCATCCAGCATGCGATGAACCTGAAGCTCCAGGATGAGCGGGCCTTCTGGGCGGAGTATCAGAATGAACCCCTGCCGGAAGATGAGGGCGATACCGACATGCTCACAGCTGATCAAGTTGCAGCGAAGGTCAATGGCCGGGCCAAGGGCGAGGTGCCCATGGGGGCGAGCCATCTGACGATGTTCATCGATGTGCAGGGCAAGGCCCTGTTCCACGCTGTGGTTGCCTGGGAGGACAACTTCACGGGGTACGTCATCGATTATGGGACCTATCCCGACCAACGGCGCGCACACTTTGCGCTTAGGGACATCCAGAAGACGCTTGGCAGGGCCGCGCCCGGGTCTGGGCTGGAGGGCTCGATCTACGCTGGGCTGGAGAAGCTTACCGGCCAGTATCTGGCCCGAAGGTGGCGGCGCGATGACGGCGCCGAGTTGCGGATCGAACGGTGCCTGATCGACGCCAACTGGGGCCAGAGCACCGACGTGGTCTACCAGTTCTGCCGGCAGAGCGCCCATTCGGCTATCGTGATGCCCAGCCACGGCCGCTTCGTTGGGGCGTCGAGCGTGCCGTTTTCCGAGTACAAGCGTAAGCGCGGGGAGCGCGTCGGCCACCACTGGCGGATTCCCAACACCCAGGTCCGACGACAGGTCCGACACGTCCTGATCGACACCAATTACTGGAAGAGCTTTATCCACGCCCGTCTGGCCGTGGCGATGGGCGACCCCGGATGCCTGTCGCTGTTGGGCCGCGATGCAAACAGACACCAACTCCTGGCCGAGCACGTCGCCGCCGAGTATCGGGTCCGGACTGAGGCGAGGGGAAGGGTCGTCGATGAGTGGAAGCTACGGGCAGGCAGCCCGGACAACCACTGGCTGGACTGTCTGGTCGGCTGCGCGGTAGCGGCCTCCATCCAGGGCGCCGTGCTGTTTGGGACGGAGGCGTCTGGGCGCACGCCGCGCAAGCCCATGAAGCTTTCCGAACTCCAAAGGGGGCGACGGTAGATGGCCGACCGAACTGAAACACGCAAGCCCGCTGAGAAACGCGGCCTCGAATGCCCCCGCTGCGGGTGCGGGCATTTCCGGGTGCTCTATACTCGCCCCGCCTGGGGCGGGCGGCTACTGCGTCGGCGCGAGTGCCGTTACTGTGGCCGGCGGATGACGACCTACGAACAAACGGCGCCGTAATGTGGAGACGTCTGACTTGAGACCATGTGCCGAAAGGGCTAAGCCCATTAGCCCATACGGCCAGTAACGTCAAGTTTAAGCCCCTCCAAGTTCTACATGCGTAACGATTTCCCACCTCTTCCGACGGTTTCCGCTTCGACGGGGTAAGTAACTAATAGGCGGCCATGGTGCGGCTGCCATACGGGAGACCCGATGGCTGAGGACCTCGACAGCACGATTCGCGATAACGCCGCCGGGCCCAAGCGTGCCGCAGGCGACGCAGGCAGTGTCGAGCAACACGGCCTGGCCGACCAGATCGCCGCCGACAAATACCTGGAGAGCAGGAAGGCCAGCCGCACGAAGGGGCTTGGTGTCAAGCTGGCCAAGATCTCGCCCGGAGGGACCGTCTGACCCGCCTTCGCCAAGGCTTCGGCGGGCAGGTGTGGCAACATACATGCTGAACTTCCTCAAACAACTAGGTCGCAGCCGCAAGGCCAGGCGACAGCCGCGAATGGTCCGGGCGCGATACGACGCCGCCCAGACCACGGCCGAGAACGCCCGGCATTGGGCGATGGCAGATTCGCTGTCGGCTGACAGCGCCGCCTCAGCGGACGTTCGCCGCAAGCTGCGGCAGCGCGCCCGCTACGAGGTGGCGAACAACTCCTACGCCAAGGGGATCGTGCTGACGCTGGCCAACGACTGCATCGGCACCGGTCCGAGGCTGCAGCTTCTGTCAGGCGACGACGAGACCAACCGGCGCGTCGAGGCCGCCTTCGCCCACTGGGCGAAGGCCGTCGACCTTGCCGGCAAGCTCCGCACCATGCGGATGGCCAAGGCGGCCGACGGCGAGACGTTCGCCGTGCTGACGGCCAACCCGATGGTCGACTCACCGGTGATGCTGGATTTGCAGCTGGTCGAGGCCGATCGCGTGGCTTCACCCCTCGGTGTGCGGAGCAGTCTCCTGAGCGATGGCGGCATCGACGGCATCATTCTGGATGCCTACGGCAACCCGCAGACCTACACGATCCTGCGGCAGCACCCGGGTGGGCTGAGCGCCTGGCGGAACGACGCCGACTTGGTGGACGCGGGCGCCGTGGTCCACTGGTTCCGCGCCGACCGGCCTGGCCAGCATCGAGGCATCCCGGAGATCACGCCCGCGCTGCCGCTATTCGCCCAACTGCGGCGCTACACCTTGGCGGTGCTGGGTGCGGCCGAGACTGCCGCCGACTTCGCGGCGGTACTATTCACCGACGCACCGGCCAGCGGCGAGGCTGCGGCCGTAGAGCCGATGGATATCGTCGAGCTCGAGAGGCGCATGGCCACCGTCCTGCCCGACGGCTGGAAGCTAGGGCAGATCAAGGCCGAACAGCCCGGCACGACCTACGGCGAGTTCAAGCGGGAGATCCTCAACGAGATCGCCCGCTGCCTGAACCTGCCCTACAACATCGCCGCCTGCAATTCCTCAGGCTACAACTACGCCTCGGGGAGGCTCGACCACCAGACTTACTACAAATCGATCCGTGTCGAACAGGCACATCTGGCCGAGGGGGTACTTGACCGCATCCTTGCCGCATGGATCGGCGAAGCACAGCTACTGACGGAGTTCGCCTACCTTCGCACGGCCGATGCTGCCCCGCACCAGTGGTTCTTCGACGGCACAGAGCACGTCGACCCGGCCAAGGAGGCCAACGCCCAGGCCACCCGCCTGGCCAGCAATGCGACGACGCTTGCGGCTGAGTACGCCCGCCAGGGCAAGGATTGGGAGACCGAGCTGCGCCAACGCGCAAAAGAGAAGGCATTGATTAAAGAATTGGGGCTCGCGGCTCCAGATGCGGCGCCGCGACCTGCGGACCAGGACGAAGAGGAGGCCGACACGGATGTCGAACAGCAGCAAGCAGCTTGACTATCTCACCTTCCGCTGCCCGCTGACCGTCGAGGCAGCTGACGGCGCGGACAAGAAAATGCCTCACTTCCGCATGGTTGCCTACACCGGCGGGCTGATGCGGATCGCGGGCTTCCCACACCCAGTCGTGGTCGATCTGGAGGGCCTGGCCGTCGAGCGTCAGGACATCCCGGTTCGCCTGGACCACAGCCCGCGCCAGGGGGTGGGCCACACCCAGCGGGTGGTGATCGAGAACGGCCAGGTCATCGCTGAGGGACTCATCAGCCGCGATACATCCTGGGCTCGCGACGTAGCGAAGTCCGGCGTGAACGGCTTCCCGTGGCAGGCCAGCATCGGCGCTGCCGTCGTGGACGCCGAGTTTATCCCTAACGGCCAGCAAGTAACAGTCAACGGAAGGACCTTTGGCGGGCCGCTTCATGTGGTCCGCAAGGCCATCCTCAAGGAAATCTCGTTCGTCGACAGCGGCGCGGACATCAATACCAGCGCCAAGGTCGCCGCCCGCCGTCGTCAAGACTATGGCGGACAAGCAAACAGTAAGGAGCCCCATTCCATGGACGGTAACGACAGCAAGACCACGCAGGACCAGACCGCACAGGACGCGCCGCAGAAGGGCACCCAGGTGCCCGACACCGACGCGCCCAAGGATACCACCCAAGCGCCCGAGCCTGACGCGCCCCCGGCACAGGATGCCAAGCCGCAGGCCAAGCCAACGCCCGCACCCGAGACCGTTAATGCGTCCGCTAGCGGCAACGCAGATCCAGTGACGCAGATGCGCCAGCGGATGGCGGCCGAGACGCGCCGCGTCGAGGCGATCCGCAAGCTCTGCGCCGGCAAGTACCCGGACATCGAGGCCCAAGCCATCGAGGAGGGCTGGGACGAGACGCGCACGGAGCTGCATATCCTGCGCGCCAGTCGACCTAAGGTCGCGGCCGCAAGCGCCCCCCAGCGTCCCGCCACACCGCAGGTCTTCGAGGCCATCGCGCTGATGGCCAGTGGGTTGCCCAACTCGCGGATCGAGGCCGCCTACGCCGAGCCGGTGCTCGAGGCCGCCGACAAGCTGCGTGGCGTAGGCATCCAGGAGTTCTGCGAGCTGGCCTCGGGGATGCAACTGCCGCGTTTCAGACGTGACGCCGCCGGATGGCTCCAAGCCGCCTTCAGCACCACGTCGCTGCCGGGCATCCTGAGCAACATCGCCAACAAAATGCTCCTAGAGGGGTACAACTACGTCGAGGACGCATGGCGGCAGACCGCCAAGATCGCCAGCGTCAACGATTTCAAGGAACACAGTCGCTATCGCATGACCGGCTCGTTCAAGTTCGAGCAAGTCGGCCCTGACGGTGAGCTCAAGCACGGCAAGCTGGACGAGCAGAAGTTCGGCCAGAAGGCCGACACCCACGGGATCATGTTCGCCCTGACGCGCCAGATGATCATCAACGATGACATGGGCGCGTTTACCGACATCCCGCGCCAGATCGGCATGGGCGCCGCCGAGTCCATCGCCGACGCCGTTTGGGGCCTGTGGCTGGCCAATCCCGTGCAGGCCGACGGCAAGGCGTTCTTCCACGCCGACCACAAGAACTACTCCGAGGGGGCCGACACCGCGCTTACGGTCGACGGTCTGACCGACGCCGAGGTGCTCTTCGGCCAGCAGATCAAGCCCGATGGCCGGCCGCTGGGCATCCCGGCCAGCATCCTTCTGGTGCCCACGGCGCTGAAGGTCCCGGCCGAGATGCTGATGAAGAGCCTGCAGCTCAACGAGACCACCACGGCCAACAAGGCCAAGCCCTCGGCTAACCCGCACGTCGGTAAGTTCGACGTGGTCAGCTCGGTCTACCTGGCCAACGCCAGCTTCACGGGCTCGTCTAGCAAGGCGTGGTATCTGCTGGCCGATCCGAACCGTCTGCCGGCCATCGAGATCGCGTTCCTCAATGGCGTGGACAGGCCGACCGTGGAGAAGACCGACGCCGACTTCAACACGCTGGGAATCCAGTTCCGAGGCTACATCGACTTCGGCGTCCGTGAACAGGACCATCGCGGCGCGCTGAAGATGAAGGGCGAAGCGTAAGCAATGATTGAGAGCGGACACAGAATGAGCCGCCTGGTGGCGGGCCCAGACGGCTCTCATACCTTGCCTTGCCGCACGCCCACATCATCCGAGGCCCATTTCGGCCCCCGCCGGCTGCGGGTGGGCTGTGGTTATCCCCGCGGTGGGGTGTTTCCCGGAAGGGTCAATATGGCCTTCAACGGCCACCTCCTTCCGGCCGCATCTGCGCAGCGTAACTTCATGATAACGCAGACAGAGCAGAGAGGACATGAAAATGGCAATCTTCGTACATAACGGCAATAGCATCGACTACACGCCGGGTACAGATGTATCCGCTGGCGATGTGGTCGTGCAAGGTGAGCTGGTCGGCATCTCCAAGCTGGACATCGCCGCCAACGCGCTCGGCGCGCTGGCGGTCGTAGGCGTGTTCGACTTCCCTAAGACCGCGGGCGTCGGTGAGGCAATCACCATCGGTTCCAAGGTGTATTGGGACGTAGCCGACAGCGTCGCCAAGACGGATGACGAGTCCGGTGCCAACAAGCTGATCGGCAAGATCATTGTGGCTGCCGGCGACGACGATGCCACGGTCCGCGTGCGGCTGAACCAGTAGGCACGGAGGCCCTGTGGTGGGTGACCTGCTCAGGCAAGGAAGCCAGTGGCTGGGGGGCATGCTCAAACAGCACGCCTCCAGCCCGGTCACCTACCGGCGCCGCGAGGCCGAGCTGGAAGTCAACGCCACGTTCGGCCGGACGGAGTACGAGGTCGAGGACGATTACGGCCTGCGTGTCGGAGCCGAGGTGACGGACTTCCTGATTCTCGGCCAAGACCTGTCGCCGACGTTCGGCGAGCCGGAGCCGGGAGACCAGATCGTGACAGACGGCGCGGTCCACGAGGTGATGAGCTTGGCCGGGCAAGGACATTGGCGATGGAGCGGTCCGCACAGGACCACCATGCGGATTCACGCGAAGGAAACCGGAAGCGAATGAGCGGATGCAGTGAGCAATTCGAGCAGTTCTGCAAGCCCGAGTTCACGTCCATCCACGCCAAGCTCGACCGGATGGACGAGGCGATTCGCGGCAACGGCAAGCCGGGCATTCAGCTTCGCCTGGACCGGCTGGAGTCGGCCGAGATGACTCGGTCGCGGCTGCTTTGGATCATCGCCGGCTCGACTGTGACGCTGGCCGTCGGTGCTATCTGGACACTGGTGTTCGGAGCGTAGGAGCAATACGAAAAAGTGTCCACCATCATCGACATAGCTGATGCGGTCGCAGCGGAACTGGCAAGCGGCGAGTTCAGCGAGAGCTTCACGCCGGAGCGGCGTGTGCTGCCTGACTATGAACTTGCCGACCTGAAGGACCTGCATGTGACTGTCGTTCCGCGAGGCGTGGAGATAAGCGGCGCTTCGCGTGCGCTCTGTCAGCATGACTTCCAGATCGACGTGGGCGTGCAGAAGAAGCTTTCGGCAGGCGCCGACATCGACACCGAGGTAGCCGAGTTGATCGGCCTGGTCGAGGAGATCGCCGAGTTCCTTCAGCGTCGCAGGCTGGCGGATGTTCCCGAGGCGGCCTGGGTCAAGACGGCTAACGACCCAGTCTACGCACCCGAACACCTGGCCGAGAAGCGGCTGTTCACTTCCGTTGTGACAGTGACCTACAGACTCCTGAAGTAAGGACTCAACAACATGGCCAAGCGATGGCTCAATTCCGCTGACGTGCAGATAGACGAAGAGACCGGCGCGCTGATGGTGAAGTTGGCCTGCGGATACCGCGCTATATCGGCACCGACGGCAGTGACGGCCACTGCGGGCCAGTGGACCGCAATCGACCTGCCCACCGGCAGCGAGTACATCCACGTCGGCGTCTCTGAGGAAACCTACCTGGTGGCGAAGGTCGAGGATGGCAATCCGGCCGGTGTCGGCTGCGCATACGGCAGTGTGGGCAACCACCAGATCGACTGTGCCGGCTGCACGAAACTCTACGCCAAACCGACCGGCGGCAGCAATTCGACGGTGACCTGGACGCCCTTTGAACTTGTGAGCGACTGATGAGCGAATGCGCCATGGAAGAGCTCGACACGGACTGGGCTCGCATCCCGATCGGCGTGCCCGAGGGGCGCGACTTGCCGTCCGACCTGCTGGCCTACACGCGACAGCACGGCATGGTCGCGGGCTTCATTCATTCCCCCGTCTGCCACCAGAGGCGGGAGAACTGCTACACCGTCACGCTGATGAACTTCAATCCCATTCAAGCTCAAGCCAGGCGGCTTCGCGGCGACGCGGTGAAGCTCGCCGGTCATTTCGCCCGGCTCTACGGCCAGACGGTGGTGACGGTGGTCTTCCCGGACGAGACAGTCAACGTAAGGGTCGGCGCATGATCCTGAACTCGCACACAGCCCGACGCGGAAATAAGGTCACCGTCTATTCGATCTGCCGCAACGTGCAGATTCGCGGACGATGGCGCGCCATCGAGGATGTGCTGTCGGTCCAGCGTGCCGGCGGGGTGTACGAAGTCCGACTCGGGGACGAGTGGATTCGCTTCCAGCCTCGCGCACAACAAGACTCCGAGATCATCGCCGCGAGTCAGGTAGGCGACCAGCTCAATCCGTGGCACGTTGGCCCGCTGCTGGCGATCGATCAGCTCGGCGCCGACAGCCTGCGGTTCCTCGTCACGCGGAGCGACGGCGTCGAGTACGACTCGGCCCGCGACGTGCTGTGCTTCAAGGAATGTCGCGAGCTCGGACTGGCGTTCGACGTGTGGAAGGGCAACTGGCCCGAGGACGTGACTATTGATCTGGCCAGTGGCGAGGCAAGCCTTCAGCTTGCGGCCATCCGCGAACTCGACGCGGAAGCGGATGGTTTGAGTCGGCCGCTCGACCTCGACCCCGAGCCGGTTCTGGTTCCCGGGACGTTCCGTTACCACCAAATGACCACGAGCCCGGCTGGCGATCCGGAGCTTGCATGGGGGATTCTACACGACACAGCAAACTCCAGCAGTTCTGGAGCGAGTGTCAGAGCTACGGTTACATGGGTTCCGGGATGCGCTTACTACCTGCGGCGCTCAATCTTCAACTTCGACACCTCCGGCCTGGATGAACCGTTGGAAGCCTACTTTAAGCTGCACCGGGTCGGGGCGGCGGCGGGCGAGAATCGTGTGATAGGTGGCAGCTACGGTGAAGCGGCCCTCGCGACCCCGAGCCTGTATGGTGCCATTGCGAACAACGTCGCCGCTCACACAGTCGGTGCAATGACTGAGCCGGTGACAAATACGCTGATGTCGCCTGAACTGGTGGGGAGCGGGCACTGGCAGGCGTTGGCCCTCTTTCGGCTTGGTTTGATGCTGTACCCGTACGACTACAACGACGCCGAGCCGGGCGGGCCGATGGATGTTGCCTATATCTACACCATTTCGGGCGACAACGCACCTCGCCTCGAACTGACGTATCCAGAGACAGCCGTGCCAGGCGGGACCTCCACTTCCACCGGCACGGCGAGGCCGAAGGTCCCTGCGGGAGGACACCGCCGATGATCCGCTTTGTGACCAAGGGCATGTTCTTCGACAGCAAGGCCGTCACCGGCGCGGTGGACAAGGCCGCGCGGCGCGTGCTGAGCCGCTTCGGTGCGTTCGTGCGGACAACGGCCAGGCACAGCATCCGCAAGCGGAAGCGTGTCAGCTCACCGGGCGAGCCGCCGAGCAGCCATGCTGGCCTGCTCAAGCGACTGATCTATTTCGGCTACGACCGCCAGAGGCGAAGCGTGGTGATTGGCCCGCAGAGACTGAACCAGAAGGTCGGCCAAGCACCGGAGGCGTTGGAGTACGGCGGCACTTCCACCGTCGTCGAGGGCCTGCGCGGCCGTCGGAAGAAACGACACGTGCGAATAAGGGCTCGCCCGTATATGGGGCCTGCCTTCCAGAAGGAACAACCGAAGCTGCCCGCCATGTGGGCCGGCAGCGTGCGGTAGGGAGACACAACTATGGCAACCTACGTACTCGGCATGAACGCCGGGCTCTACCAGGGAGCGGCCGGAGTGACTGACCCCGCCACGATGACCGAGGTGGACAACGTCCGCGACGTGACGCTCAACCTGGAGGCCGGCGAGGCGGACATCACCACACGTGGCAACTCCGGCTGGCGGGCCACCGCCCCGACGCTCCGCGAGTGCAGCGTCGAGTTCCAGATGGTCTGGAACCCATCGGACGCGGTGTTCACGGCCATCAAGAACGCCTTCCTGGGCGCCAGCACCGTCGCGCTAGCGATCCTCGACCAGTTGCGGACGGTCTCCGGCGCGCAGGGACCGCTGGGTGACTTCGCCATCACCAACTTCAGCCGCAACGAGGCGCTGGAGGAGGCCATCGTCGCCGACGTGACGGCCAAGCTGAGCCGGTTCGAGGAATGGCACACGGTGTCTTAACGGCAGACTGCAGGCTCCAGACCTCAGGCGCTGCCCTTTGAGGCCGTCCCTGAAGTCTGAGGACTGAGGACTGAAGAAGGAGAGCTGCAATGGCAGAACTGACGAAGCAGGCAGCCGCACGCGCGGCCAACGATCTGGACTGGACCACGTCGAGCGACGACGGCGACACCTTCGAGACCAACGGGACCGAGGCGCTGCTGGTCCGCAACAACGGGGTCGGCGCCATCACCTTGACCGTCACCACGGTGAAGAAGGTCGACGGCCTGGACGTTGACGACCTGACCATCGAGGTCGCCGCGAGCGAGGTGGCTCTGCTGGGGCCGTGGCCCGCGTCGATCTACGGCGACGCCGACCGCATCGTGAGCATGGACGCCGGCGCGGACTACGCCGACGTGGAGTACGCGCTTATCTCGATCGGGTGAGGACCATGAAGACATTCAAAGACGCGGCCGAACGCGAGTGGACCGTCAGCTTGAACCTCGGCACGGCGATGGCCGTCAAGGACAAGCTGGATATCGACCTGCTCCAGCCGGAAGCGGGTGATCCGCCTCTGCTGACTCGCCTGGGCACGGATGAGATGCTGCTCGGCGAGGTGCTGTGCGCATTGATGGCCGGCCAGTTCGAGACGCACAAGGTCACCGCCGACGACGTGCGGGCGGGCTTCGACGGCGCGACGCTGCTGGCCGCCCAAAGCGCGTTCTATGAGGAGCTCGTGGATTTTTTCCGCAGCCGCGGCCGGGCCGACCGGGCTCGCGCCGTGGAGACCCAGGCGGCGATGATCGAAGCAGCCGTGAAGGCCATCGAAGAGAAGATCGGCGGCATGAACGTTCAGGAAGTGATCGCTGGCGCGATGTCTGGCTCATCGCCGGAAGCCTCGGAGTCGATCCCCGGCCGCTGACGTTGCGGCAACTGCTGTGGATGGCCGAAGGCCACGGCCGGGACGAGTGGAGCAGGCTGTCGGTCCTGCTGGCGTTGACGGCCAACTGCCATCGCGACCCGACCAAGGGCCGGGCATTGAAGCCGAGCGACTACGACCCCTTTTGCAGAAAGGGCAAGGAGCGGGACAGGCTGATTGAAGTGAACAGCGAAACAATCGGCGACCTGAAGGTCGCCTTCGAGACCATGTGAAGGAGACGGAAATGACGCCACGATGGATCGTAGGACTGCTGCTGTTGGCACTGGCGGCGACGCTTTGTGTGGGTTGCACCGACGCAAGCACGAAGATTGACGGTCAGACAAGGAACGTCGACTTGAAGAGCACCCCGGCCAACGTCGGCACGGTCGAGCCCGACGGCGGGATCGTCGCCGCCTACCACGGCCTGGGCGGCACGGCCATGAACATCGACGAGGCGGGCAGCTACATGGCCACTCCCGGCGACGGCGGATGGATGGTCTACAACCCCCAGACCGGCACCATCGTCCTGTGGTCGCCCAAGGACTCGGTCATGAAGGGCGTGAAGTTCACACCCGCGCCTGAGCCTGGCCAGCCAGCGCTGTCCGCCGACGAGATCACGATGAACATCAGCGTTCCGCGCGAGCAGCTTGTGGCCGGCCTGGCTGAGGTCATCGAGGCGATCATCGCTCTGCCGAAGGATCAGGCTGAGGCGAAGGTCAAGGAGCTGGAAGCAGCGGGGGAGATCACCTCCGACATTGCCAACCTGCTGCTGACCTACGTCGTGCCGATGCTGGCGGGCTGATGGCGAGTCCGTGATTCGACCTGCTGCAGGCGGTGGTCGCGGCGATGGCGTCCCTGTCGTAACCGCAGACGAGAAAGGACAAAACGATGGAGAGCTTCCTCAAGAGAATCAGCAGCCGGAAGTTCCTGGTCGCCGTGGCGGTGCAGATCGCTTCGGTGGCGGCCATCTTCTGGCCGCAACACGAAGCGACGATCTCAACAGCCGCCGTGCGCATTGCGGCGCTGGCGACGTTACTGCTGGCAGCGATCGGCTACGGCAAGATCGAGGCGGCGCTCGACAGCAACCCGGACGTCACGCGTCCGGACGGGTAGGCGATGGCCAGCACAAAAGGCATTCGAGCGGGACGGGCGTTCGTGGAACTCTTCACGGATGACAAGAGGCTCGTGCGCGGGCTTCGTGCGGCGGAGCGGAAGCTCAAGGCGTTCGGCGCGAGCGTTCGCAACATGGGTCTGAAGATGGCCGGTTTGGGCGCGGTCGTGCTTGGGCCCATGCTCGCAGCGGCCAAGGCGTTCAGCTCGATGGGCGACCAGGTCGCCAAGATGGCCAAGCGGACCGGCCTGTCTGTAGAGACGCTCAGCGAGCTTCGCTTCGTCGCCAGCCAGACCGGCACGGAGTTCGAGTCGCTGGAGAACGGTTTCCGGCGCATGCAGCGGAGCATCTACGACGCGGGTCGCGGACTGTCCACGGCCAAGGATGCCCTGGCCGACCTGGGCCTGACGTACAAGGACCTCGAGGGCCTCTCGCCGGAAGAGCAGTTCAAGAAGCTGGCCGACAGCCTGGGCCAGATCTCCGACCCGACCAAGAAGGCTGCCATCGCCATGACGCTGTTCGGCAGGACAGGCACGAACCTGCTGCCGATGTTCGCCCAGGGCTCCAAGGGCATCGAGGCGCTGCAGCAGAAGGCCCGGGCGCTGGGGCTGACGATGTCGGGCGAGGACGCCAAGGCTGCGGAAGACTTCACCGACGCGATGGACGCCCTCTGGAAGGTGGTCAAGATGGGCGTCTTCCAGGTCGGGGCCGCACTGGCGCCCGCCCTCCAGCAGCTTGCGGGCATATTCACCTCCATAGCGATCAAGGCCAAGTCGTGGATAGAGGCCAACAGACAAGTGGTGGTCTCCGTCGCGAAGATCGCCGCCATGGTCTTGGCTGGCGGCGTTGCACTGATGGCTCTCGGCACGGCCATATCGCTTGCGGGCACTGTTCTCGGCGGCCTGGCCACGGTGCTGGCCTTCGTCCTGTCGCCCCTGGGCCTCGTGATCGCGGCGGTGGTCGCGCTGGGCGCTGTGCTGATCAAGGCCACCGGCAGCGGCGGCAAGGCCGTCGAGTGGCTGGGTAAGGCGTTCGGCTGGTTCAAGGGCGCCGTGGTTACTGCCATCTCGGCCGTGGTCTTCGCCGTTAAGAACTGGCGACAGGTGCTGGAATACGCAGCCGTAGCGGGCGTGCTGAACATCGTGCGGTTCGCATCGCAGGTGAAGCACTTCTTCGTCGAGGTGATCCCGGCCACGCTTAAGTGGTTCTGGCAGAACTGGCGTGACATCTTCACCACGATGTGGAACTTCACGAAGACCGTCGTGACGAACATCGGCCGTAACCTGAAGGCCCTGTGGGACGCCATCGTCGGCTTCGCCAAGGGCGAGGGCTGGAATTTTCAGTGGACGCCCCTGCTGGAAGGCTTCGAGTCGGCCGTCAAGGAGATGCCCAAGATCGCCGCCAGGCAGATCGGCCCGCTGGAGAAAGAGCTTCAGAGCCGCGTGGACGCGCTTGGCGAGCAGCTCGGCAGGGACTGGCAGGCCCACAACGTGGAGTTCCGCGAGAAGCTCTCCGGATCTCCGTTGGGCAAGCTGCTGGGCCTGGAAGGAGCCGTCGAGATCAAGGCGCCGGACCTGTCCGGCCTACAGGACGCGGCCGAACTCGGCGGTGTGGAGCTGTCACAGCAGGCAGCGAAGATCGGTGTTACCGGAACGTTCAACGCGGCATCGCTGCTCGGCCTCCAATCCGGCGATGCTTCCGACCGCACAGCCAAGGCGACCGAGGAAACCGCCAAGAACACAAAGAAGCTGCTCGACGAGGCCCGCAACGGCGGATTGGCATTCTCATGACCGGCACTTCTGCTAAAATGTCGCTTTGCGCAAAGGGAGATGGAACGATGCGGCCCCAACCTACCAATATTGCATCCATCGAGGTCACCAATGCCATCTTGGCCATCGAGCCTTCCTTCCAGAGCACCCAGGATGTCGTCCGTCCGTGTTCACTGGTGCTGAAGACCGGGGAAGTCCTTCCACGCGCATATTGCCGCGAGACACCTCGATGGTCAGAAGATGTGGGTGACTGGGTGAACCCCAAAGATGTCCTTGTTGTCCAGGATAGCCCCTTCAGACTACCAGCACATCTTGCCCGCAAGCTGTATGCAGCGGGCGAGTCGGGCATGGGATACGTCCGGTTTCTTGCCAAGCTCCGTTCGGGGCAAGACTGTGTTTGTGTGGTGAACAGCTTCTTATTGGACTTCCCTGAACTCCCGGACGGAGTTACTTGTGGAGACATTGTCAAGGTCATCCCACACGCAGGTGAGGAACGCACCAGGAGAGGACGGTGGTACCGAGGTGCGCCCTTCCGGTTCTGTGACTACCTCCCACACGGCTGGACCGGGTCTGGGAAAGGCAATCCGTAGGGCCCGACCGAACGCAGAGGAAGGCAAGGATGCCCATAACAGTCGAAGAACTTCCCGACAGCAGGCAGTGGACGACGGGTGCGAACCTGTCCGTCGAGTTCAGCTACCAGGTTCGCGGCACGGCCAGCGACGTGGACGCCAAGAACGCCATGCTCGGGGAGGCACCATCGAGCTATCAGTACCTTGCCCGCCAGTCCAGCCAGATCGAGCCGGTCGTGATGGACACGGCCAACCCGGACGGCTGCATCTGGAAGGGCATGGTCCGCTACGCCAGGGCTTCCCAGACCTCCGAGCCGCCGGAGACGGGCGAATCGACGTTCTCATTCGACACCGGCGGCGGGATGCAGCACATCACGCAGTCCATCAGCACCGTCAGCAAGTACGCCCCGGCCGGCAAGACAGCGCCCGACTTCAAGGGCGCGGTCGGCGTCACGCACGATTCGGTCGAGGGCGTGGACATCACCGTGCCGGTCTACAACTTCTCCGAGACGCATTACCTGGCCGACAGCGTTGTGACCGGCGCCTACAAGGCGACGCTGTTCAACCTGACCGGCAAGACCAACAACGCTTCCTGGAATGGCTTCGCAGCCGGCGAGTGTCTGTTCCTGGGCGCTGCCGGCTCGAAGCGCGGCGACGACGATTGGGAGATCACGTTCCGCTTCGCGGCCAGCCCGAACAAGACCGGCCTGACCGTCGGGGACATAACCGGCATCGACAAGAAGGGCTGGGAGTACATGTGGGTCCGCTACGCCGACGCAGAGGACGCCACCGCCAAGGCCATCGTCAAGAAGCCCGTGGCCGTCTACGTCGAGAAGGTCTACGAGGAAGGCGAGTTCTCAGGGCTGGGGATAGGGACGTGAGATGCTTGTCAGTCAGTATCCGTCATGGCAGCTGTTTGGAGAGGAGAATACTTGCCGCCCACATTCATGACAGAACCGATCGGCTGGCTTCTGAAGACGGCCCTGCCAGATCCAGATGATCCGCCCGCAGTAGGGACAGCAAAGGCCATAGTGACGCGTAACTGCTTCGAAAATCACGAGCATCGGCCCAAACAGGCCTATCAAGAGAAGCATGAATAATCCCATCCACACACTGTTTTCAGTTAAGGAGACCAAGACAAAAAAGAGACCAAACCAAAGCGGCAAGAACGCCATACAGACCCACCTCATTCTTCGGGAGCGACGGGCGCGTTCCTGCCATTCCTTTGGCGTGATCAGCGGCACGTTGTTGGGAGGCTGTGCGTACGCTTCCCCTGTAAGGCATCCGAACGGACGCCGTATGCGTGGAACGAGCAACAGGAAGAAAACAGGAGGGATTGCGATTAGGAAACTGGCCAGACATTTCAGCAACACCTTCCTCATCTAGAGGAGTATACCCATAGCAAACAACCTGCGAAAGGTCAGGTCTGGCGATCCGCTTAGGATACCGGCCGCGACGTTCAACACGTTCGTTGATTCGGCGCAGGACTACCTTCAGCGCCAGCAGGGAACGGGCGGCAAGCCGACGCAGGCGTTTCGGCAGACCGGCATCGTGCATGTCAAGAACGCCAGCGGGGCCGACCGCGCCCGCTTTGCGGTGCTCGGCATCGACTCACCCATCTTCTCACCAAGTGAGGCGGCAGACAACTTCGCCAACCAGGTGGCGTTGGTCGGCGTGACGCCCACAGCAGACCATGCCGGCAAGTTCGTCGTCCTGTTGGAACCGATCGCCGACGGCGAGATCGGTCAGGCCGTTGTCAGCGGCGTGACGCCCGTCAAGGTCAACGTCACCGACGAAGCTCACACCCGCGCCGACGTCCAGGCGGGGCAGGCGGGCTATCTGGCCAGCGGCGACTCGGGATCGGCGCTGATCCTGTGGAAAGAAGCCGGCACGGGCGAGAAGTGGGCGCTGGTCAACCTTGGCATGCCGTCGGGCGAGGCCGGCAGCACCGTGTTCCCCGCCAAGGTAATCAGCTCGCAGGGAAGCGCCGTCTACACCGTGCGAGAGCAGGTGCACACGGCTCAGGGCGGGCTCATCGACAAGCCGGGCGTCGATGACGTGTCGGCGACGAACCTGGCGGAGCTTTCCCAGGGGACGGGATCGGCGGTGGACGACGGGGCGGTGGTGCTGGTGGCGAGGTGTCTGGACCAGGCCGACCCGCCGGGCGAGCGATACGTGTTCGATCGGGCGGTGTACGCCAAGTATCTGGACTGACCGCCATGGCCTACAGCGCGACCTGGGAGAACGGCAACGCACAGGGCAGGCTGGACGCCGGCGTGCACTTCGCCTGCCTGTCCGACGCCGACGAGCTGGCCGAGAGGGTGAACCGACGCAGGCGGCTGGTGTACCAGTACGGGCAGGACTTCTCATCGGCAATCTACAGCGGCGCGTGGGTGGAGAACGACTTGCTGGCCGAGGAGACCGTTCCTCCCTTTACCAACCTTCGCGCGAACATAACCGGCACGATACTTGAGCCGGCCGTGGGTGGCCTGGGTGGGACGCCTGCCACGCCGCAGGACATGGACTGGCTCTGGCCGGTAGGCGACGGGGATCAGGGCAAGATTATTGTCGGGAGTGCCGCCGGCGAAGGCGAGGTCAACCTATTCCAGAAGCTCAACGGTACGACCTACTGGACGGATACCAACCTCCTTCCTGGGCAGACGGGGGTGCGGGCGGTGCACTTCAATGAGCTTCGCCAAGCCATCGAGTGGATACACCGCGGCCGATGGCGGCTGCCGATCTACTTCTCGGCAGGGATCTTCTCGATCCTGCCGGATACGCCGTGGCTCGACCAGGCCGTCGCCAACAACGGCTCAGACGAGGTCAGAAGCATCGGCTTTGCACTGCTCGTGCCATCTGGGACGCCCATCCGCGGGCCTATCGACGTGGACGTGCGCAACGCCAGCGCGCTCTCCATCACCGCCGACAAGGACTGCACCATCCAGGCATATCACTGCCTCCGACCGATCGTGTGGGATACCGATCCGCCGTCCTGGAATGAGTATCAGCCCAACGCCAACAAGGCATGGACGACTGCGGGCGGCGTGGGCGAGGGCGACTCGACGCTGATCGGTTCCGTTGCCTTGACGGCCGACGAGCCGGGGAGCATATCGAACTCCGCACTTGCTTCGGCACTGCAGGCCATGGTCGATGGGGCCGAGACGAACTTCCTCCTCCGCCGCGCCGACACCGGCTCACCGACCATCAACATATCCGGCGAAGTTACCATCGAGTTCGATCTGGACCCCGATGGGTGATGTGGGCTAGGACGACCGGCCCACTTGCGTCGTCCCCCATCACTGTGGCCCGTCCAGTCTCGGCCGCCTTACCGCCCGCCAGGAAGACTACCGACGCCCCCGGCGGGGGGCACTCTTCGCAGTAGTTGCTGTTGGTGCTGCCCCAGACTCATGCACAAGCCAACGTAGACGTAAGGCAGTGCGAATCGTACCTACATAGGATGGACCTTTCCTCATATCTGGTCCATTCCCGCTACACCGACTCAATAACGAACCATTCGCCATTGGCCAATTCGAAGGTGCCGCTTAGGCAATTCGCGCAGCTTACTATTGCGCTGCCGGTCACCTGCAACGAAGGGATGTTCGGACCACCGACCCACGGGCCGTAGAGCAGTCCGCAGCCCAGGCCTAGTCTCTTCGCGTCCCCGTCGATCACCAGCTTGCAGTCCAGGTCTCCCAAGAACAGGCTACCCACGTCGCCCGCAATATAGCTCGTGCCGCCGTTGCCCAGCCGGCCGGCTATCTTGCCTCTCCTCAAAGCAACACTATCCGTCGAGGAGAGTTCGAAGTGGGCCTGGAGGTCACCGGCAATCGCCTCAAGCCCTCTCCGACGGTTAGCCCTACGGCCTGTCGTCATGATCGTACCGATCCAAGGTGCGCGAATGACATCGATCTGGTCGTCTGTGTCAAGCCACTCGATGGCCCTAAGGGACTGTATAGGCAATCCATGCGTGTCGATGCTGGTATCTGCCAAGCGGCCGAACTGCATGGTGACCTTGTCCCGCCGGGATATCGGCCCACCACTCGCGTTGATTTCTATCAGGTGCGAATCGGCGACATTCCGCAGCGTCATCCTCTTTAGTAGTCCGTCCACGCGCATGTTGCCCAGCAGATCAGTTGTCTGAGCCAGCAGATTCTTGAGCGAGCCATATACGATGATGTCGCCAACTGTGGTGGACGAGCCGGCTCCTCTTGTCTGAATCTTCAGTGATGAGGTCAAGTCTGTCTCGGCGAGCATGATCTGGCCTATGTCGCTATTGCCACTTCGATCAAAACTCAGCCACGCTCTGCCTTTGCATGACAGAGACACGATCACCAGATCCCCGCTGGCGTCATAGAACGAGTACCTCTCGCCTGCCGCCAGCTCAATTACTGGCCCCACGTCAATGGTCACAGTGGCCGGTGAGCTGGCGAGAACGTTGCCGCTGCTGCCGGCAGGATCACCAGTATCTGTGACAGTGAAGCTGAAGGTGTCGATCCCAGCGAAGCCGGCGTCCGGCACATAGCGGAAAAGCCCATGCCCGATGTCCTCCAGTGAACCATGCTGAGGCCCGCTGGTTACTGTGAAGGTCAAGTTGGCAAATGGGGTCTCCAGATCGCTGCCTTCGAGGTCCATAGAAATAGATTGCCCGCCCGGCCCGTTCAGAGCCAGATTCTGCGCAGTCGGCAAGTCATTCACTGGGCTGACAGTGATATGGACCGTGGCTGTATCTGACACGCCATCGGCTGAGATTGTGTAAGTGAAGCTATCCTCACCGTTGAAGTCTGGGTCCGGCTGGTACGTGAACGTCTCGTCGGGCGAATGAACGAGGCTGCCGTGAGCAGGCTGAGACCACTCAGTCAGGTTCTGTGCGTTCGTATCATCAGCCAGGAAGTCGATCTCCTGATGGCCGCCATCCTCATCAAAGGTGAAGTGATCATCGACGGCGTCAATCACGGGGATGGTCATTGCCGACATCGCCGCCGAAGGAGTGGTTTCGTTCGCGTTGGCGGACCTGTCCCTGGTCTTGACGAGATAGGTGTAGGTTGTGCCTGGCGACAACTCCAGATCCTCGTAGACAGGATTGTCCTGCCACTCGCTGTCGTTTCCGCCTGGATTCCCCGAGGTCTCCTCGAAGTAGTATTCGACGCCACTGGGATCGTCGGCTGTCGTCGCAACCATCCTGATCGAAGTATGACCTGTTGCATACGGTGCTGTCTCCCACGTACTGGGATCCGGATACGGAGCAAGGTCATCCGGCTCCTCATCAGGTGTGGCCGGCAGCTCTGTTGACGGGCCTGCTTCGTTCAGATTGGCTGACATATCCCGGGTCCAGATCCTGTAGGCGTAGGTCGTGCCCGGCAGCAAGCCACCGTCCTGATATACCGGGTCGGACTGCCAACCGCTGTCGTCTCCGCCGGGATTGCCGGTAGTCTCCTCGAAGAAGTACTCAACTCCGCTTGGGTCCGTCACTACGATCGACGCCATCTCGATCGACGTGGGGCCCGTCGCATAGGGGACAGTCTGCCAGCTTGGGGCGGGTGTCGGCGGAGTTTCGTCCTCATCATTGACGATGGTTACCTGGTGCGTTGTGTCTATGCCTGCATAGGAAGCAGTTATTGTGCACACCTGATCCGACGGCACCGACGAGGCCGTGAGCTTGCCAGTGTGATTGATGGTGGCATACTGCGAATCCGTCTCCCAGGAAACCGAGTTCGTTATGTCCTGGTCGCTGCCATCGTCATAGAAGGCCGTGCAAGTGTAGTTGGCAGAGCCGTTCTCGGTTGCCTCTGTCGGGCCGGTGATGGCAATGCCGGTGAGACTGATGTCGTCATCGAAGATATTGACGGTTGCGCCAGCCGATGAGCCGACGGCATAGCCTGCCCCATCAGTCACCGTCAGCTCGAGCAGCTCAACCTGTTCGCCAACAGCGTCGTCCACCGGTACCACGATGATGCTGGCAGTGGACGAGTTGACTACGATGCTCGCCGTACCTGCAGTTACATCCAGGTTCGTGATCGACGCGCCAGGAGTGTCTGTAGTAAGGGTGAAATCATCTCCGTAGAGCGGCACAGCAGTGCCGACCGTCGGCCAGGCAAAGTTGATGGTTAGGGGCCAGCTGTCATCGCCGTCTGCGATATTGATGGTGAACGCTCCGGTATCTGCGCCCGGTTCCGATGCGTCGGCATCACTGGCTTCGATCTGGACCGTCGGCAGGGCTGGCTCAGTGGCAAGGACCGAGATTGTGTAGCTGTCTATCGTGTCGTTGTTGTTGTATTCATCGATCTTGACATAATAGATGCCTGGATCGAGAGCGTCTCCGCCGGTCCGCACGATGCGCGAGAAGTTGTCATTCCCGCCGTCGTCGTCATATTCGATCTCATTGGACCAGTTGTTCGGCCCATACAGCCACATGCGGGTGTCTCCGGAGGAGCCATCCGTCTCTATTGTGATATTGGACCTTTCTGCGAGCGTGAAGCTGACCCAGTCCACATCGGAGCCGACGTGTATGCTGTGTTCCTGCGGCGTGCCATCAGTGGGTATTGCCGTTGCCCGGCTGGCAAGATCGTCATCTTCATAGTCATCGCCGGGGTCTATGATCACGCCCGTGCCGGTCAGACTGATCTGGTAGCTTCCTTCGTCGGGGTCGTCACTGTGTAGCGTCAGAATATCGGTGAATTCGTCTTCGTCGGTCGGTGAGAAGGTGACGGTGAAGGTCTGTGTACCGCCAGGTGCGATGACCCAGTTATCGCCGGGCCCGCTTCCGTTGGTGGGGTCGATCTCGAACGGCTGTCCGAGCCCGGAAGCCCATTGGACGGTGAGATCGCCATCCCCTTGATTGCGGATCGTGAAGGTCTCCGCATCGCTACTGCTGGCCTCAACATTGCCGAAGCTATAGTCGTGCACACCGTCCGGGCGGCCAGGCAGTTCGACGTCGATATCTGGCGTGAGCACATAGGCTGTTCCGTAAAGCTCCACATCATGCCTTACGTAATCCCGACCAGGTTTCGTCTCAAGATACAGCCTCAGTTCTCCTTGGTGATCCCCCTCGCTTTGGGGCGAGTATGTAATGGTGAACGCCCGGGACTCGCCTGGAGAAAGCAGCTCATCATCTTGCTCGTCAGTGGGATCAAGGGCAGCCAGTATCCCGAAGGGCAAGCCATGTATTGATGCTCCAGTCAAGATTACGTCTTCGTTGCTCTCGTTGGTGATGAGGACAGTCGCCGAGGTGCTGTCTCCCACGAGGACGTACCCGAAGTCATGTGCCTGGATGCCCAGCAGTCCATCTGTCTGGACCGTGAACTCCAGCTGGTCGAACCCCGACGACCATTGCCAGGGATCAAGCCAGCGTAGCCCATCACCGCCAAACACGAGGCCGAATGGGCCATTGTCCCCGATCTCGGCCCACCCATACAGACTGGGTTGCCCCCATGTTCCGGGGAAGAGGCCCCAGCTTGACGATGTACCAGCAAGTTCCGGTGCTCGACCAACAACCTGTAGGCCAAAGTCGTCCCATGGCAACGCTTGAAGATTTCCCCAGTGATACTCCGTGTCGTGCGAGTTTCCTTGATGCCCTGGCGTAAACCAGTCTGTTTCGCCTGCTGAGTAATAGCTCGCGTGTCCCCCGAGCCCGACAAACACATCCGGATGCCCATCCGCGCCCGCTGCCATTTCCCACGGAACCGTCTGTCCGCCGTCAAGCATCCACGGCTCGAGCCCGGGCACAGTTGTTGACCATCCCTCCCAGTGCCTTTCGTGCTGGGCGCAGGCAAGCCTTGTCGGTGCAAAAAACGGACCCGCTGGATCCCGCTCAAGGAATACGGTGATGCCCTCCCAATCGCCTTCGTGAGTATTGTAGCCGCCGTGGTCCTTCCAATTACTGTACTCGTAGAGGAACCAGTAGTTGATCGCTATGGTGCCCTCCTCCCATAGGTCAGAAACGATGGACGAATATATGACCCGCGGTGTGTTGTCGGGGACAGTGCGGGAAAACTCTAGATCCAGATAGGCATTCGCGTCCGCGACGGTGCCCAGGGACCCAGACAACTCAACGTCCTGTCCGTCAACAACAAGATTCGCGGTTTGGATAAAGGCCTCTGCGGATATCGGGACGTAGTCTTCACTGCCGTTGAAGTAAAGGTTCGGTGCATAAGCACTGGCCAGGTCGCCGAAGTCGGTCACGCCGAAGGAGTTGCCCAGCCCGTCCTCAAAGACGAGTTCAGATAGGACGCCCTGACTCATCGAGGGGCGATCACTTACGAAGGACGTTTCTAGCCTATCCTCCGAATGCGGGCCAGTGAGGGTAAACGTCACCCCTTCAATCATGTAGGCATCTGGTGCCTGGATGTACTGGATCTGCAACATGTATTGATCAGCATCCAGATAGGGGATCGTGGCGACCCACCAAGTGCCGATTCCGAAGACTCGCTCAAAGGCATAGGAGTCATTTCCGATGGTCACGTAGGGGACGTAGGGGTCGTCAACCAGGTCGAATCCGCTCCCCGAGCCCTCGAAGGTAACTTTGAGTGTATACTCCCCGCTTGATCCTGCAGTGATGTCCACATCGACGGCGAACACGTCAGACGCATACGCCCACCAACGGCTGATGGTATCAATCATGCTGACGCCGGATTCTACCGTGATGGGTATGGACAGTTCGTTGTTGTCCTCGTCGCTCTCATCAACTGTCTTATAGACATGGCTGCCCGTATAATCGGCAACGGCAGTCAGGTAATAGGTCCCTGGCGCGACGTCAGGGATCACGAAGTTTGGCTCTAGTGGTGCTTGCGTTGGGCTATCGGGGGATTCCTGAAGATAGCTCAAGACGCCGACGTTGGGGATGTTCCCTTCGCCGATGAATACCTCGCGGCTACCCTGTGTTGATCCCCACCAGTAGCCTATCTGGCTCTTGGGGGCGTCGCCCAGATCGAAGTTCTTGACGATGGCATCGATTTCAATGTCGTCCCCGGGAATCACTGTTGTCTTGGATGGTACCAGTGATATCACGCGGAGGTCCGGCTTTGGAGGCTCACTCACATCGAAGATCACGGACTTACTATCGTTCTCCGCACCATCCGGCTCGTCGATGTCGTCATCGGCGTCCGCCACCGCCGTAATGTAGTAGCGACCAGGATCGAGGCCGGCATCGACTGCCCATGAGATGCTGTCCTCTTCTTCCTCGCCTACCGATATCCCGTTGATCTCATACAGATTGGGCGTCCAACCCCATCCGATCTCCTGCCACAACTCTCCAGAACTTCGGCCGATGTAGTATCGGACCTTGCACCACTTGTTCCAACCGGTATCCACTTCCCCATCATTCTTGGTATCTGATGTAATGGAGATGCTCTGACCGACATGGCCACTGCTTTCAGACAGGATCAGCCTGCTAATGACCAAGTCAGGCTTGGGTGGCTCATTGACATGGATCGACCAACTGACACTAGCGGTATCCCCACTCTCATCAGCAAATACACAAGTCAGCGCATAGTCTCCAGCAACATCGAAGCGATGAGAGTAGCTACTTATGATGTCTGACTCGTGCCCCATGTAATCGTGGTCTGAATCGTTCTCTGGGCCCGACAATGTCCAATCCGCATAGTCGATATCGCCACCAGCATCTTGGCCGCGCGCTTGGAACGTGTAGTTCGTATCATAGTCAAGAGTCTTAGAACTGTCTTCAGGCGAGTATCTGGACGCCGTCGGATCAGGGTCCCGGACAGAAACTTGATGCACTGTAGAGCTGCCATCCGGATTGGAGCCATTCCAGTCGTTATCATCAATCTCGGCCCACACAAACAACTCAACGCCATTGCCGCCGTCGTCATGGGCGCTCAGATCGATGTCGTAGAACCAATCGTAGTACCAAGTGTCTTGGCTGGAGATTTCAAACGGGTTGTCCTTCTGCGAGATGTTGTTGTAGATGTTGCTCCAATCTGCATTGTTGGAAGAGTTCCCGTCATCATCGTCGCGAAGATCCAAGTCGGTGACTTGCCAAGGGCCATCGTTGTCATCACCGCTGAGTTTGATGCGCACCCTCACGTCGACTAGTTCGCCCGGATCAACTTGAGTGGGACAAGAGTAGATTTCTGCGGTGACCGTGCCATCGAGCAGCAATCTAGGTTCAAGCTGTTCGAGAAGCGGAGATGCTTCACAGGAGTCCGGATTCTCTGATAGTGTGACTCGTCGTTGTCTCAACCCATCAAGACCCATTTCGTAGCCCTTTCGTGCCAACAGCCGCCCTGACCAGTGGCGTAGCGACGCCCACCGGCAATCAGGAACAGTATCCCCTGGTAGAGGCGCACCCACTCCCCAGGCCACATCACGTCGGACAGGTAGAATGCTGTGGGAAACAGATAGGATCGGCCCTCAGTCTGGACTTCCCGGCTGAGGCCCCAACTCCCACGCTGTAAGACACATGTGAAAAGCATCTTACCACGGCAATGGGAAATGTCAACGGTTTTCCCTAGATTGAGATCAGCTCAATCATCAGCGGCGGTCTTCAGCGACTTGTCCACCCGTAGCTCGGGGGGTGCCACTGTTGCTTCTCGTCGAGGATAGATGGTGAGGCCCCCTTCTCGGACAAGAGCGGCGCTAATGCAGAACGAGCAGGGGACGGGTGTTCAGGTTGTTCCAGGGCAAAGGGCCACCTAATCGGGGTGGCTGGTGAACAAGGCAGGCCGAGGCACCGCAGATTGGGGGGGCGAAGGGAGCCCGCGACATGGACTTTGGGCAGTTCCGGAGTTACGATTCGTTCCCGATGTGCTCTGGCACCTGCTGGTCCGACTGACCAGAACGACGTCGAAAGGGAAGCATATGGTCAAGCGAGTAGCACTGGCCGGCGTGGTGTGCCAGTTGTGCGCACTACTGTTCACCGGCTGCACCAATACTCTCCGGGAGATACCGACAGGGGAATGGCGTGGCCGCGGGGCCTTCGTGGACTATGAAGCGTCGTTCAGGAAAGGCGGAGCCCGTCAGCCACGGACGCGCACGAACACCCGCTCGTATGATACGTTCCTGAAGATCACCAAGACACGAGCATACGGCCGTGACACAGTGGTACTGTCCATCCGATCCGACCGTGGGCCGCTCTTCAATGTCCCGTTCGATAGGACTGAGGGTGAGGTAGGACTGGTGGAGATGGCGATGCTTCCTGGTGGAGTAGTATTGTACGCGGTCCTGTCGAGCGACGACCTGCATGAAGGATATGCAGACGACGCGGCTCTGCCAGAGGATACGGTCGCCTTCGCGACACTGATTCCGGTGGACCAAGGAGTTGTATTGCAGGTTGGTTATGACAGGCTGGCCTCTGACATGTGCTTCATTGACACCTACACATTCGCCCACGGGCAAGTCTCCAAGACAGGGAACGCACGATTTGAGAAGACCAGCAATGGCGAGAAGTACATCGAGGTATTCTGGGCAGAGGAGTTCAAGCTAGTCGGCACAACGGGGGAACTTGGCCCGTTTCCTGGTTCCGATCCGCAGTGGCAGGCGTATGTGGCTGCTGAGGAGGAGGCATACAGGTTCGCATCAGAGGTGCTGAAGCGGGATCCTGATGACTTCGTCAAGGACGTGCATCTGGGAGGCATGATCTATCATGATAGGGATCTTGAAGTAAATGACGGGAAGTTCGTTGCCAAAGGTTCGTCAGACGCGGGAAGGCAAGTAGTCATGGTGGACCAGGCTCACCATAGCCTCTTGGTCGGGGTGCCCCTTGAGGGACCACCCAGCGGCACCTATGGCTTCCAGGTCCGGTTTGGCTACATCAACCATGCTGGAACGCAGAGGGTCTTCCTCAGCAAGGGAAGCCTGGGAGTGCTATACGAGCGAGAGACTGGAAGATGGACCAGGCAATACGTTGACATCATCGATCTAGCGAATGACAGAGCATTCGACGCCGGGAACATACGCGCACGAGGCAAGACTGAGACACCCGAGCAAGAGATCGCCAGATACCTAAAGCTGGCCCGCGAACTGGAGAGCCGCTATCCGGGCGGCGGCTGA